CCCGCCGTACCCGCGAGGATGCCAGAGGAGTTGTACTGGACTTGCGTGTTGGATCCGCCCGCGACGGCGACCGGCGTGTTGGCCACGCGCATGCCGCTCGCCGAACCGTCGCAGGTGATGAGCACCGACGTATTGACCGGGATGTTGATCGCGCTACCGCCTGCGGCGGATCCGACGGAGATCTGCTTGCCGCCGGTCGTGCCGTTGTAGACGGACCAGAAACCGCCGACACCGGCCGGTACCTGATAGTTGACCGCCGCCGACGGCGCGCCCGAGATCAGCAGCGCGAACGGCCGGTACTGCGTGAGCGTGAGCGCGACATTGCCTGCAAGGGCAGTGGCGTTGAGCAGGGTCGAGCCGCCAAGCGCGATGTCGACGTCGGTCATGTTGGCGTTGACGGGGACGTCCCACGTATCGACGTCGTCGTTGTTCGCGGGCTGCTCGAGGCCCTTATTGGGAGTGAACGTACTAACCATGGTTCAGGCCTTCATTGGCGATCGCGAGCGCCTTGGTGATGACGTTGTCGGACAACTTGAGCATCGGTGCGGTCTGCGCGGAGATCTGCCTGCGCACCTTCGGCACCGAACGCACCAGCCCGGCAGCGATGCCTGCGTGGTCGAGCTTCACCGCGCCGCCAGCGGCGTGCGGCTGGCGGTCGATCTCCTCGGCCGCGATTGCGCCCTTCTGCGCCGCGCCCATCGCGACGCGTCCGAGTTGCTCGGTCCACGTGCGCGGCGCGCGCGCAGCGGCCCGATCGGCGCCGTGCTGCAGCAGCGCGTGACCGTATTCGGGATCCATCAGCGCGTCGCGGATCGCGTCAGCGGCTTCCTGCACGCCGCGCCCCTTGGCGCGGGCGCGCATCTCGGACCATTTATGCAGCCCAAACTTGCCCGCGAAGATGGCGCCTGCTTTGGCGAGAGCCGTCGGATCCATGTGCGCAACACCGCGCAGGCCTTCCGACACCATCTCCCACGTGGCGATACCTTCCGCTGTGCTGAGCCCGTGGCCGCTGCTGCGCGCAGGTGCTTCGTTCAGCCAGTTGATGAGGTTGTTGGCGCTGTCCGAGCCGCCGCGCGTGATGCGCGCGTCGATCATGCGCTTGGTGCGCGCCATCTCTTCGGCGACCTGCTGGGCGGCCTGATAGCCGTCTACGCCGAACACGGCCTCGAGCTGTGGCTGCGAGCGTTCGATTGCGTCGAGATAGTTGCCCGGTGCCGAAGCCTTGCCGTCGGCGAGCAGCTCGCGCGATTGCGCCTTCTTGGTCAGCCACTGCACTGCCGCGTTGCGGATGCCTTCCTGCGCCTCGGGATGATCCGCGAACTGTTCCATCAACGCGCGCAGCTTCTGCGGGCCCTGCTGGGCGTTACCCATCAGCCCGGCCACGTGCGCGTCGACTTCCTGCGGGTGCTCGAAATTCAGGAGCTTGGCTGCCGCCGACTTGCTGAATTCCTCCTTGGCCTGCGCACCCTGCGCCGCGACGTCGAGCAGCTTCTGCTGTTCGGCCGCGTGACTGTCGAAGCGCGACGAGAAACCCGGGTCGCGTTCGTCGATCGCGCCGAGAGCCGAACCGAACTTGCTCTTCCACGCCTGCAGCGCGCGCGGCGTGACGACGCCGTCCTTGGCGGTCATCTCGTGCAGCTCGTTGATCGCCATTTCCTTGAGCGTGTCGAGCATGGCCGGATTGTCGACACCGGCCTTCAGCCACGCGCGCGCCTTTTCGCCGCCAGCGGGCCCGGCGGGGAACGCCGAGCCGGGCACGTTGCCCATCAGGGGGTTGTCGGCCTCGAGCACGCTGCCGACGGGGCCTTCGGCGAACAGCGACTTGCGGTCGCTATGACCTTGCTTGGCGAGCTTCAGCCGCTCGGCAGCTTCGGCCAATTCGTTCGGATCGAGTGTGTTTCCCGGTACTCCTTCACCGCCCGCAGGATGTCCGCCCGCTGGTCCGGCCGGTGCTCCAGATGCAGGAGAAACGCTGCCCGGTCGCCCGGGCCCAGCTCCTGCAGCGCCTCCCGCAGTGCCTGTAGCGGCGTTGCGACTGGCAAGCCATTCGTCTCGTTGTCGTTCGAGGGCAGCCTTGATGGTCTGTTCCGGCTTGAGCTCTCCACGCTGAACGGCCCCTTCCTCCCATGCCGCGTGCCGGTCGATCGAACCGTCGCGAATATCGGCCAGATGATCCTGCAGCTTCTTCAGCAGCTCGGCGGCGTCGTGCTTCCCGGCCTGCCGGGCTTCCCAGCGCGCCTCGCCGATCGTGCGATCGAACTTGGTGAGGTCGGCCAGCTTCATGGTGGGCGGCATGGCTTGCGCCATCTCGAGCACCTTGTTGGCCGCCGGGAAGGGAATGACCACCTGCGGGTCTTGGCTGTTGAGCAGCTCGGTCGCCTTTTCGCCAAGCGGCGAAGCATCGACATGGATCTTTCCATCCGGGTCGATGCTGTCATAGAGCCGCGACACGGCTTCCTGCGCGCGCTTGTCGTTCGCCTTGGCGATGTCGAAAGCCTTCTTGCCCGTGGTCGCCTTGTCGGCGGCTTCGGGCGGGTGCAGCGTGTCGACGATATTCTGCTGCAGCTGCGTGTCGTTGTCGGCCTTGGCGTGGATCTCGTCGCGCAGCTGGCGCGCCGTGGCGCTCACGGTACCGCTGTCGCCGTTGCTCAGTGTGCCGAGCACCCGGCCACGGTTCTGGGCCTGCTCGTTGCGCAGGTCGTTGACGCGCGCGTTGAAGTCGTCGCTCGCGACCGCCTGTCCCTTCGACACCTTGGCCAGCACCGGGTCTCCGGTCGCCTCGGGAAGATCCAGCGGCGAACCTGCTTCGCCGCGATAGCCTTTCTTGGAAAGCTCGCGCAGCCGGTTCAGCGCCTCATCAGGGTCGTGCGCACTTCCATACAGCTTGTCGGCGGCGGTATCGGCGGCCGTGGCGCGCGGGCCGAAAGTCTTGTGCAGGATCTTCGGCACGGCGAAAGACGTCACGATGCCCGCGCCGGGGCTGCCAGTCAGCTCGCCGACACCTTGCGCCGTCGCGCCCATCGTGGCGTTGACGGCGGGCGCCGACGTAGCGGCTTCGCGCGCGCCACCAAGCACACGCGGCAGCAGGCGCGGCGCTTCCTTGGCCGCCATGGTGACGAGCTTGGGCTTGCCGCCCGGGCCAATCACGCTTTCGGCGCCTGCCTGCAGCATGCGCCCGGGGAGTGTCGTCGGTTCATATTCGCCGATCACAGGCGCGACGTGCTTCTTGTAGAGCTCTTCACCGGTCGGCGCTTCGTTCGCGATTTGCAGCGCGCGACCGACAAGCTGGCGCCCGCCCGCCGTCGGACCGTGCGTCGACTTGAGGAGGTCGGCCTCGAGCGCGGTATTCTTGTTGAGATCCTCGCGGATCTGCGCTGCCGTGCGACGCTCGTCGGGCAGTATCGACAGCACGTTCGAGCTCAGGAAATGCCCGAGCTCGCGCGCGTCACCGGCAAAGCCGGGAATATGCGTCGGCGCCTTGGCGAGACCCGTCAGCGGGTTCTTGTAGAGATAGCCGGGGTCGTCATCGCTCGAATTGTCGAGCAGCTTCGTGCCACGGTGCGGCGCGGGCCGTGCAGGGCTTTCGCCGATCGGCAGTGGCCCGGACATCGGCAGTTCTTCGGTCTGCGCGTTCGTGCCGATCGGCAGCGGGCCGCTTTCGGGAAGATCGGCCATTACTGCACCGGGACCAGTCGATAAGCTCCGTCGCGTTGCACGACCTTGTACTTGGTCGGCCCCGGCAGGCGGCCTTGAATGTTGTATTTTGCTTCGTCACCCGGTTCGATGATGTACGTGTGATCCGGCTTCATTGCAGCCGCAGGCGGCGTCGCGCCACGGATCGCGAGATCCTTGTAGGCGTCGCCGTAGAACTTCTCGATCGGGTTGACCTCGTTCCACTTCTGGATTTCCTGTGGCGTGTCGAGCTGCGGCACCGCCGAGATGCGCGGCTGCAGGTACTTGAACTTGGCGTCGCTCGCGTTGAGGTCGGCATAGGCCTGCGCAAGGATCTTCTTGTTGGCCTCGGGCTCCTTGGTCGGGTCGATGCTGGCCGTGCGCGACAGCGCGCGGGCCATATCGGTGTCGCCACGCGACGCCATGCCCGCCGTCTGCTTCAGGATCTCCTGCACGGCATCGGCATTCCACTTGCCGCCTTCGGGCACCGGCAGATTGAGAGCCTTCATGTAGCGTTGGGCGTCGGCCGTCATTTCGCCAAAGGCGTTCGACTGGTACGCGCCCAGCGCTTCCTTGATCAGGTCGAGGCTCTGGCGTGCGCGCTGGCGGTCTGTCGACGCGGCGGCCTCTTTCTGGGTCCAGCCATTGTTGGCATCGATCATCTGCTTGGCACGCGCCGTCTCGGACCAGCCGGGTACCATGACCGGCGAGCCGTTCTTATCGATCGCGTAACCCAGCTCCTTCAGGTTGCGCGCAGCAGCATCGGCGCGAGCGACCGTTTTAGCGTAGGCGCCGTTGGGGTCGCCGTCATCGACCATGCGATCGGCGCGACGATAAAGCTCGAACGGATTTTCTTCGTCCGCGATCTTGGACAGGAACGCCGGTTGGGCGACCTGTGACGGCAATTCGGCCAAGACCGGATGCTTGGAGGCCAGCCCCGGGTCGATTTGCGGCGCTGCAGGTGCGTTCGCGGCCGCCGGGGCACCCGAGGGCGCAGCGGCCGGGGACGGCGCTCCAGTGGCCGCCGGAAGGGCTGCGGGAGGCGTTCCAGCGGCGGCAGGCGCTGCGGGGTTACCCGACAGCGGGCCGGGTGGGAGAGCCCCTGCGGGCACCGGGCCGCCGTTCGGGCCGTTGCTGGGCGCCGAGACGAGCTGGGCGAGGTGGGCGATCTGGGCGGCCAACTGCGGGTCGGGCGCCTCGCCGCGTGCCGTGCGGGCGTTCTGCATGGTGCGCAGCTGCGTCAGCAGCGTCATGTACTGGGCGCGCTGCTGGATATCGAGGCTGCGGCTCTGGATGTTCTGGCCCTGCTGCTGCAGGCCAGCTTCCTGCTGCTTGAAGCCCATGGCGGCGTAGGCCGGGGCGGCGGCCGCGAGGCCCTCGCCGATCGAGCCGAGCAACTGGTGGCTCTTCGACCCGAGCATGTTGCCGAGGAAGGTGAGGCCGGTGACGATCGGACGCTCGTTGCGATCCAGCCAGTCACCCTTCTTGAGATCCTTGGGCGGCAGCGTGATGTCGGCCGCTGCGAGCCCAGCCGGGGACGGCGCCGCAGCGGCAACGTCCGGGGACGTGGCCGCAGGCACGTTCAGGGCGGTCATGGTGCCGCCGCCCGGGCGCGGTGACTGCTTGCCGTACTGGCCGCCCGAGATCGCGTAGAGATGGTTCTGCGTTTCGGCCGGGAGATAGTCCCAGTAATTGCCGCCGCGCGCCTGCGCCGTCTGCAACGCCTTGTTGACCGCGTCCGAGCCCGCGTTGTACGCGGCCGAGGCCTTGTAGGCGTCGCCGCCGTACATCTCCTTGAGATGCGCGAACCACGTCTTGCTGAGCAGCTTGTTGTAGCCCTCATCGGTCGCGGCGCGCTGCGGATCCCACGGCACGCCTACGAGCTTCGCGGCATCCGGCCCCGCACCCTGCAGCTGGCCCCAGCCCACGGCACCGGTCGACGACGTGACCGGCCTGCCATCAGGGCGGAACTGGCGCTGACCGCTTTCCTGCGTCCAGTGCCGGTCCTCGATCTTCTCGGGCGTGTGATAGGCGTCCGACGTGATCGGTTTGGGTGCCGGAAGCGGCGGCACGAGACCGGTCTCGGCAGCCGGTGTCGCGGCAGCGCGCTCGGGCACAGCGGTGTCGAGCGCGCCAGTACGCGCTGCAGTCACGTCGTGGTCGGTCGCTACGGCGGGCGCAGCGGCCAGTCCTTCGCGCGCGCGATGTTCTTCGGCGAGCGCGTGCTTGGCATCGTTGTCGAGCACGGGAGCGATCTTGCGTTCGTCGAACGGCGCATGGCTCTCGGGTACGACATCGAATTTCGCGGCGCCAAGGCCTTCGTTCTTTGGCTTAAACGGAATGATGTTGTCGGGTACGACGTCCTCGAACGGCGGCAGATCATCGACAACACCGCCTTCATCGTAGCCCACGCGGCCGCCGCGCTTCAGCGCGATCAGGCCCCCAGCGAGCGCCTCGGCGACCGGCATGCCCGCCGTGGTTGCCGCTGCTGCGCCCGCGCCCGCCGCCTCGGCGCCGATCGCGGCGTCGCTCAACGCGCCAATGCCTGCAGAGGCGCCTTTGCCGAGCATATAGAGGCCGCCGACGTCACCCAAGATGCCGCTGCCACCCCCGCCACCGACGTGGCTGTCCCGGCCGGGCGCACCGCCCGCGAGGCCCGCCTGCTTGGCGCGCAACTCCTGTGGATCCATGACATCGTCGGGGATGCCGATCTCGTCGTAGGCGCCGTACGGCATCGAGCCGCCAGCAGCGCGCTTCGCGCGGCCACCACGGTAGCGGTTCACGACGCCGATCGCGTCGTCGACCAGCGTGTTGTCGGCCGGGGCGGGTGCCGCGATGTCCGCAGGCACGGCGCTGCTCGCGGGCGTCTTCGACCACTCTGCGATCTGGTCATCGATCGAGCCATGCGCGAGCTTGTCGTACTGGTCGCTCGCCCAACCTACCGCGTCCTTGCCAGCGCCGTACACCGACTTGCCGGTCTTGTAGAGGTCGGCAACGCCGTTCACGTCGTTCACGGTCTGCTTCAGCCCGGACGGCTGCGACGCAGGCATCTTCATGAGCGCAGGCGCCTGCAGCGAGCGCGGGCTCGAGCCGCCCGAGCTCGGCACGACGCCGTTGGCACCCGGCGTGCCGGTCATGGCGCGCGACCCACCCGCGCCCGGGTACATCGCCCCGTGCGCGGCGAGCAGCGCCGACAGCGTCTGCGGGTCGTAGGTCATGCCGCCGCTGGCGTAGCCCATACCCGCGTTGTCGTTGGCGACAGCACCGCCCAGCGCGCGTGTCGCGCGATCGTAATCGACGGTCTTGAAACCGCCCGCAAGGCCGACGGCCTCGGGGCGCTTCTTCTCGACGTCCTGTGCGGACAGGCCGATCTGCGTGTGCGGCGAACCCTTGTAGTTGAAGCGGATGATCTTGAGACCGTCCTTGGTGTGGCCGATCGTCTTGATGTTTTCCTTGAGCCGCTCGTCGGAGAAGAACGGCTGCGGCGCGTTGGTGACGCCCGTCGTGCTCGAGCCAGACAGCGCACCCGTGCCCTCGGCGATGTTCGCGAGGAACTGCGCGACCTGAAACGGGTAGCCTTGCTGCTGCAGGAACTGGTTGTAGACGGCCGTGTCCTGCGCCTGCGCAGTCTGCTGGGCGACGGTACCTGCACCGAGCTGCGCCTGACCCTGCTGAAGCTGCGCGCCGAGCAGACCCGTGCCGAGCGCCATGTTGGTACCGGCAAGCGTGTTGCCCTGATTGAAGAGCTGGCCACCGATGCCGAGGTTGGCGTTGGCGGCACCAAGGCCCTGCGTGTAGAACGTGTTGCCGATGTTGCCGAACTGCTGCGACGCGCCCAGACCCTGATTGAAATACTGCCCGGCAAGGCCTTGATTGGCCGAGCCGAAACCCATGCCCTGATTGAAGTACTGGCCGCCGATGCCGAGCAGGTTCGAGGCACCGGACTGGAGCGCGGCGCGGTTGGCCTGCGCAGCGCCGAGGCCGACGCCCTGCTGCTGCTGCGCGGCGCCGAGCGCCTGCGTGTAGTTCTGGTTGTAGAGACCCGAGACGAGGTTCGAGCGCGCGAGATCCTGCTGCCCGGTGAGGACGCCTTTTGCGACACCCCCGCGATCGCCGCCGTATGAGCCGGTCAGGATCGCGTTCGAGGTCAGCGCGTTGCGCTCCTGCGCCTGCTTCTGGTCGTTCAGGGCCAGCGTCGAGTTGATCACCGACTGGGTGTACGGCGACATGTACTGGCCGATGTTCAGCGCGCCGGGATCCACCGCCTGTGTGCCCGCCAGCGCAAGCCCGGTAGCGCCCGCATTGTAGGGCTGCGCGCCGTTATAGGCCGTCTTGAAGTTCTCCTCGGCCATCATGTTGCCGATCTGCGCGGCACCGAGGCCGCCGGTCAGCGCGCTGGTGGCGGCACTGTTGCCCGCCGTGCCGCCCGCGTAGCCGGAAGCTACCTGCGTGCCCGCGAGGCCATAGTAGGGCTGTGCGGCCGCCAGACCGTTGTTGAGGTTGTACGTGGCGGCGTTGAAATAGGGCTGGTACGAACCAGCTGCACCCGAGATGGTGTCGATGCCGCCCTGCTGGGTCTGGTTGACCGGCGCGACGAACTCGCCCGTGTAGGGCGTGAAGGGCTGCGACGCAGCCGCTTCGGCGCGCGCGTTGACGGCATTGTACCGCGCGAGTACCTCGGGAGGTATCGTCGTGGTCGATGACTGGGTAGTTGTGCCGCCGCCTTTGGAGCCGCCCACTTAGCCGTCCGTTTTATCCCCCTCTACCGCTCCACCGGTTCGGGCATTGAAGAGGAAGAAAGCCCCGGCTGGCTCGCCGAGTAGCCTTCTGTAGGTGCGGACCTTGGCTTCGGTCCGGTGATTGCTCAGTACGCCGATGCTCAGGGGTAGATCGAGCTGCAGCGCCGTCATCTTGCTGAATTCGACGAGACGCGCGAACCGGCCACCCTTGGCGTCGCGGTGGTCAGGATGAACGAAAATGCCCCTTTCCTCAAGGGTCCGTTCTTCGGTGTACCAAGGCCAGCTGATACGCAGCAGGACGGCCCCCTCGAGCTCGCCGCCCGGGGGGCCGATGACGCCCATGATGCCATGGTCGAGGCTGAGAGCCTCATAAACGTCCCGCAGCATCTTCTGCGGGCTTGGCGTGGTGAAACCGTTCTCGGCCGAGCCCATCAGGGCCAGCTGCATGACCCCGTCCACGTCGGCCACGGTGCCCGTGCGCACGACGACCGGCGGGTGGGCAGGGATGTTCTGGTCTGGCATCAATCCTTCTTCGGCCCGGGCAGGCTCTTGAGGGTCTTCACGGTGCTGAGACGAAACTGTTTCACGAACTCGTCGAGGATCCTGTGCCCATCGTCGAGCGAGCCCTTGCCAATCCAGCGCACGTCGTCGGGATGGATCACGTGCTCGCCGCCAGCGGCCACAATCGGCACGCCCTCGGTCGCCCCACCGCGCGCCTTGTGCGGCGACGGCACGCCGTAAGGCAGGCCGCTCTCGCCGTAGGGCGTACCCTCGGTGCGGTTCGGCTGGCTGAACATGTTCTTGGCAATCTTGAAGCCTGCCATCGTGTTGCCCTCACCAAGGGCGCTCACGATATCGGCGGGCAGAACGTAGGCACCACTCGGCACGTGCATGGGCAGGTGATCGGTGCGCCCGGCAACGGCGCTGTGGATCGGGCCGGTGTGCATCTTGATGTGCTCGACGGCGCCACCCTCGGCGCGTGTCTGACGTCCGGCCACCGCGTCGTCGAGCTGCTGATTGGCTACGTCCTCCATGCCGGGGATCGTGCGCCGGAAGTGCGCGTAGCTGCCGTAGTTGTTGTCGTGCCGATCAATCATGCGCCGGGCCGAGTTGCGCGAGACGGCCGTGCCAACGACCTTTCCGGTCGGGCGGTGCACGATCTCGTATACTGGCTTGGCACGGCCGCCGTCGGCACGCGCTTCGCGCGCCGTGCGCAGCGCGGCGGCGATCGCCTGATCGCGCGGATGTCCGGCGGCTTCCATCTCGGCGATGTTGTGCCCGATGACCTTCCTCGATTTGCCTTGCGCGAGTGGCATCAAACCCTCGAATAGAAGATCGTGGCGACCTGACCGGCGCCCGGTTTATACACCAGCCCATTCTCAAAGACCATATTGACGGCTGTGTAGCCCACGGCGGCCGCAACCGCGTAGACCTCCTGCCCGGATCCGGCCCCCGCGATCGTGGCGGCGTCGTAAAGGCCGCCGATCGCGCCTGCCGTCACCACGGCAATACCCGTCACACGCACGAAGCCTGTCTGCACGAGCGTGTTAGCGCTGAGTTGGCCGCTGGTCGTGGTCGGCACCTGCCGTTGCAGCCCCTGCGCCACGCCATTGGCGGCCGTGACCACGTTCTTGAGCGACGTCAGGATGTCGTCGAGACTGGCCATCAGAGGAACTTTCCGTCGGGGTTGAAGCGATACCGGTTCGCGCCGACGCGCCAGAAGGTGCCGACATCGACCGACTGGAAGAGGATAGACACGAGCCGCCCCCGGAAGCGCGGCGTCACGTAGGTCGTCGCCTGCGAGAGCGTGAAAGGTCCGTACTGACGCGGCGTCTGCCCGGGATACTCGGTGACGAAGAAGGTGAGCAGGAGTTGTGCATTCGGCGTGCTGCCGTACGGACCCCACTTCATGTCGGGCCAGAACTGGTCGACGAACGTCAGGAATTCGCCGTCGTTCAACGTGAAGTAGCCCGTCTGGAAACTCGCGACCAAGGGCTGGCCGTCGGCGTCGTAGGACACTTCATGCTGCTGCACGAGCCGGTTCGGATCCGCGCCGATCGGCTGGCCGAGCACGGATTGGTCGACCCATGCCGTGCGCCCGAGCGAACCATAGTCCCAGACGTTCATGTTGACCGTGTACTTCACGTAGCTGTCGACTTCGCCGCCGCCGTTCGCGCTCGGGTAGTACCAGACGACCTCGTTGAAGCTCGAGTTCACTGCGCAGCGGATCTTGTAGAGGTTGTTGCGATCGATATTCTGGAAGACGGCATCCCAGACCGAGCACTCCATGATCTCGACGCCGTTGCCCGCAAGCTTGAAGAACTGACCGGTATTGGTGAGGCTCGCGACGGAACCTGTCGGCGCCGTCGTCTCGGTGCCGCCCATCCAGTAGGTGACGCCGCCCAGCGTGCCCATGGCCTTCTTCGCGATGAGCCCGCAGCCCTTGCCGATCTCGTTGAAGCTGTAGACGGACGCATTGGCATCGCCCGTGCCGATGTACTGCATCGCCCAGAGGCCGACATCGGTCCAGATCAGACCCTGCTGGTTGGCCTGCAAACCGCCGACGATGAGCGAGCCGCGCGTCAGGCGGTACTGGCCCGCCTGATTGGTCGGCAACGCTACCCACGCCGTCTTGCTCAAGAAATCGTTGACGTCACACCAGCGCACGAGAAGAGGATCCTGCACGCCGTTGGTCGTCGTACCGAGCGCCACGATCTGCCGCTGGGGCATCGCGACGAAGAAGGATGCGCTCGCGACGGGGCCGTTGGCGATGGCGATGGCCGACGCGGTGTTGGCTTCGGGCGACCAGTAGAACAGCGGCGCGCCGTTATACGTCGTGCCATCGATCGACCCGAAAAGCGTATCGGTCGGCAGCGCGATCAGGATCTCGCCCCAGTTGTCGAGTACCCAATCCAGTGTCGCGATGTTGGCGCCGGGCTGCGCCACTGGCGGAATGCCCGTACCGAAGCCACCGCGACCGAAGCCCCCGATGCCGAAGCCCGTACCGGTCGGCAACGGACCGAAGCCGATATAGTAGTCGTAGCGCGCCTCGCCGCCGTTGATCGAGACCGTAGCGGTGCTCGAGGCCACGTTCGGCGCGTAGATCACGAAATGGTTCGCGTCGGTCACCGCCTGCACGAGCGTGTTGCCCGCGAGCACGACGCCGCCGACGGCTGTGCTGATCAGGATAGGGTACGTGTCGCCGACTTCGTAGCCATGGTCGTTGAGCGTGACGGTCACCGACTGCAGGCCGCTGGTTGTCGTGAACTGCGCCACGGCACCGCCGTTGGTCACGGCCGCCGTCGGAAAGATCGGATTGCCGAACTGGTCGACCAGCAGGATCTGATACGTGTCGGGGCTTGCCGCGATCGCGGGATAGAAACCGAACAGGATGACGCCGCCCACGCTGATATGCGCGGGGATGAAGACGGAGTCATAGACGGTGATGTTGCTGCCGACATCCTTGATCGTGACGAGGTTCGTCGTCGTGAGTGTGGAGACCGCGACGGCGACATTGTCCTCGAGCACGTGCGGCGTGATGTCGATCAGGGAGCCCGCGCTCGTGCCGTTGCGGTACGGCAGCACAAGCAGCGGCGAATTCACGCCCGGCGTCGCCGAAGGCTCGCAACCCACGGCGAGATACTTGTTCTTGTTGGTGTCCTGCCATGCCCAGAGCGCGCGCACGATCGCGGGGAACGCGCTCGGGAAGATGCGCAGCCATCCGCCGAGCTTCTGCACGAGCGCCACGCCACTCGTCAGGTCGCGCCGGAAGCGGATGAGCTGGCTGGCGGTTATGCCCGCTTGGTTCAGGGCCTCGGTCGTGTTGAGGTCGACGCCCGGAATGAGCTTGAGTGTCTGATGGGGCATCGCCTAGCCCCGCGATGGTGACGCAGCTGGAGCGGGCGACATAGCGTTACCTTTCGACCAATTGTCGGCCGCCGTCAGCACCTGCAGGTTCCACGGCACGTGCAAACCTCGCGAGGTCTTCCCCTGCAGCGGCTCGATGTGGTCGACGTGATGAATTTCGCCAGTCTGTACCGTTCTCGCATGCGCGACGTCATAGAATTCTTGAATTTGTGCAAGCTGTATTGCTGACAGCCAGTTGGGTTGCGCGCGCATTTTAGCTGTCCTTCGTTTCGCAGTGTAATAGGCTGCTTTCTCAGGATGCGCCGCATACCAGCGGCGAATGAATTCTCGATATTTCGGCCTGTTCTGACGTTGGTACGCGGTCACGCGCGCCATTACGGTAGCACGATTATTGACATAATATTTTCTACGTTTTTCTAGCTCTTCAGTTTTGTTTGCGATGTAGCGCGCGCGATCTTTAGCTTTGAAAACATCCGTATTGTCTTTACGCATTTTCTTTTTGCGTGCGCTGTCGCAAGCACGACACGCATTATGTCGGCCATCTTTTTTGGCGCGATTTATATCGAAAGCTTCAACCGGCTTGCTTACACGACAAGTGCTGCATGTTTTCATGTTCAGCCACGCGACGGAGTAGCTGCTACAGTTGGCGACATAGATGTCCAACCAGACGAGGTAAATTTCTTGCGCGCCTCCTCGAGCTGCGCGGACTTGAGAAGTGCCTGATACTGGCTCTCGTAGCTCACGGCCATTGCCGGGTCGCCGGATTGCGCGCCGAAATTACGCTGGTACCCGGATCCGTAGACCATGGACGCCATCATGAAATGCGACGGCAGGTACGTGCTGATGAACGTCGTCGTATTGGTCGCCGACAACGACGGCGGGCGGTAGGTGCCCACGAGCTCGACCGAGTAGGCGAGATCCGGCCACGGGCCCAGCGCCAAGGTGTTCTGGTTGACCATGGCGAACTTCTTGGGCAGCCCGGCGCCTTGCGAGCTCGGCCATTCGAAATTCAGGTATTCCTTGGTGACGGGCAGGCAGGGATTGCGCGACGCGATGTTGGGGTCGGCCGTACCCGCTGGCGTCAGGAAATTGACGTTCTGCAGCGTGATGAAGGTCGCGATCGGAAAGGTAAGTTGCCGCGAGCCGGGCGATACCGTGCCGATGTAGGACGTGACGGTCGACAGGAAGTCGATGTCCTGACAGAGCCGCAGCTCGGCGTAGTCGATGATCGACGGCAGCAGCGCCTGAAAGTTGTCGTTGGTGCTGTCGACGACGAGCAGGCGCGACAGCGCATCGACGTATGACGAGTAGGTGTATCCGGCAACCATGGCGGGCTATCCTGCCACAAAAGCGCGTGGCAGGACAGCCGCCCCGATCATCGCGTCTTCGCGGCCGCCGCGCGGCGCGACTTGCGGTTCGCGGGCATCGGGGGCGCCGCCGCCGCTGCCAAGACCTCGCGAGCCGCCGCCACCTGCGGGTCGCCCTGCTGGCGGATCGCCGTGATGACGTTCGCCGACTGCGCGTAAGGCAGCTGCGAAAGCATCGTCAGGATCATGTTCACGGCGATGACAGGCAGCTCGAGCTTGATCGGCACGTTGTTCAGGGGGTCTTCCTGCACGGGCGGCTGCTGCGGCGGGGTGGCTTGGTCGGTCAAAAGTATCTCCTCGATCAGGCCCGGGATGGGCGGCAAGACGGTAGCCTAAGTGGGCCACAACGGTCAATTTGGCGCGTTGAGCACGAATTCACGCAGCTGCTCGTGGCGCTCGCGACACTCGATGCTCGGGGCGACGATGCGCAGCAGCCACGCGTAGCGGGCGTTCTCGGTCTTGAAGGGCGGCCCGCCCGGGGGCAGGGGATCGCACGGCTTGATCGCCTCGGCAGGCGGTACGCGCGGCACGATCACCGGCACTTCAGTGCGAAGCTGCGGTGCCTCCGATGAGCAGCTGAAGGCTGCGATCGAAAGACTGAGCGGAAGGAGTAGCATCGCACGTCGGCGTGTCCGGCGCGGAATTCTGGGCAGCGAGCGCAGCATCTAGGTCTCCCTGAAGTTTGGCCGCCTGCGCCTGCAGACTGGCGTTTATCTCCTTGCCCGCGTCGATGTCGCGCTGCATGGCGTCACGAGCCTTCTTCTCGGCGGCCGCGATGTTCTCGGCCTGCTTTTCCTGCATCGCCTTGAGCGCGGTGTCCTTCTGGGCAATCGTGGCTTTCTGCTCGGCGTAGTCGATGCGCAGAAGCCCATCGTCGATGACGAGACCACCGATCAAGAGAACGGTGAGAAGCGTTTTCCAGTTGGCGAGCAGGAAGCCGATCATGGGACGGGGTTCCCGTTGGCGTCGCAGCGCGCGGCGAAGACAATGCCCATGAACTGGAACTTCTCGCCGTTGCGCCGCGTGGTGATCGACGCCGGGATGTGCCACATGTCGAAGGCCGTGGCGGCACCGGCCATGTCGCCTGCGTTGATGAAGCTCACGACATGCGAGTGCTCTTCGCCGTTGGCGCCGACGTTGAAAGTGAAGCTGAACAGCGCGTCGTACTGGTACTGCTCAAGCGGTACCTTGACGCTCTCGACGATCGCCGCCGACACCCATGCGGCGTCCTTGGCGAAGGCGTCCATGACTTGTGCGTCGGTCCATACGAGCCCTTCATGGACTTCGGGGCCCGTGTGCCCGATGCCGATCGTCCAGATCCCTACGCTGTCCCGATAGGCCCGGTTGCGCTTGTCCTCGCGCTGGCCGAGAAGGTCGAAACCTTGAGCGCTTAGCGTTTGCGTCATCGCAGCGCCACCAAGGATACCGCGATCGCCACCGCGAGGCTAAGGCTCCACAGCCATTGCCCGCAGACCGCCCGCGTGATGTTCCAGATGAAGAGCACCGCGCCTGCGATCTGCACGAAGCGCGCGGCCCCGGACCACAGGATCGCCTCGGGGCCCCACGAAACGGCACCGGCAAACGCCACCACCGCCTCGCGGCCGCAGGAGCCCAGCATGAACACCAGCAGCGCCACGAGGTTGAGGATGCGCGGCATGCCGCCCGGCTCTTCGTGTTGCCACATCTGCAGGATGCGAAACGCCGCCACCACAGTAGCCTGCGCGGCAAGGATCGCCAGCACGGCCGAGAGATGCGTCGTGATCGATGCTGCCGCGTTAGTGTCCATTGCGCGTCACCTTCGTCAAATCGGAGCCAAGGGTGGCGATTGCCTGATCGAGCGGTATGGCGTCAAGCGCCGCCATCAACTTTCCTAGCGCGCTCTTGCGCTCGGCAAAGGCTGTCTCGGCCTGCTCGGTGATACGCTGGACCGCCTCCAGCTCCTTGCTGGGCTTGCGCCGAAACCATTGGTGCAACCAATTCATTTGGTCACCTTCGAAGACAACATGTCGAGTGCGCGAGTCATGTCTTTTGACGCCTCGATACCTTGTGTCGCGAGGGTAAAGACTTTCCCCGAAAGGTCCACGCGCTCTTTGCGCTCGTTCCAGTAAAGCCATACCAGCAATCCAACCACAGGGCCCGCAGCGCCAAAGCCTTTCGCAAGATCGAGAATGGCTTGCACGCTGTCCATGGTCTATTCGCTCTTGCAGGGCTGCCGAAAGATCGCCCATGCCGCGATCGCATGGGCCAGCCCGAAGATGCCCAGCGCGATCTCGAGCAGCGCGGGCAACCCGACCCCGACTGCGACCGCCGAAACGATGAACCCGAACCCGACCGCGACACGCGACACGAAAACCAGCGTCGATGCCGCCACCGGTAACGCGCCCGGCGTGACATAGATCCCGCCGAGCAGGGACAATAAAGCGACCAGCAACACCGTCATATTGTCTTCCTTTCGACCTTCAGCCTACGAGGAGCCGCCGGGTAGTGCCCCCGGCGTCAGTGATGGTTATATACCCGGCAGGTGCTAGCGCACCAGCCGTGTAAGTTCCGAAAGATACACTACCCGAAACGTGGAAGGTTCCGTTCACGTCCAGCAGAGCGGCAGGCGTCTGCGTGCCGATGCCGAAGCGGCCCGCAGAGGCACCATGATTGGCTCCGTACATCGTCAGGTAGTTAACCGGCGCTGCCGCCGTCATGTAGTTGCTGGCAAGCGTCTGGCTGTTGCTGAGGTTGTACGTGCCCGCGCCACCCGGGGTGCCCGAAGCCTGCGAAGACGAGTGCCACGCCAAGTGTGTCGAGATTGTGCTTTATAAAATCGTACCAGCTCATCAGGTCACCGCCACACCGCGCCACGAACCGTTGTAGACCCAGATCTTGTTGGCCGAGGTGTCGTAGACGACGTTGGCCTTGCCCGCGCCAGTGTCAGCGGGCACGCCTGTCGGCGTACCGGCACACGTCGGCAATTGCAGGAAACCCGCTGTCGCACCGACCGCAAGCGCTGTACCGGGCCCGATGCCCACATCGCCATTGTAGTACCACGTCATATTGGCGTTGCCGGTGTTCCGGTTCTGCCAGACGATGTTGTTGCCGGACGAAGTGATGTTCGCGACGAGGCTGCTGTCGGCGTAGCCCGCAGTGAACGACAGCGCGCGGCCGCCCGCACCGGTCCCGAGAACAAGTCCGCTGCCACCGAGGATGGCGATATTTTGAAAACCGTTCTGCGTAGAACCGGTCGAACCCGCAGGAGCGATCTGGAATTTGATCTGGCCGGGTGCGCCCGTTCCTGTGCCCGCCGAACCCCTGATCGTGGCGTCCGCGCCCGCAGTATTCGTGGTGCCCGCCACGACGCTCTGGAAGCTGATCGTCTGCGCGACCGGCGACGCGGCGTCGGCGCCGCCATGCTGGAGATTAGCCGCACCTTTACGTGATAGAATGACGTCTGCGTTCCACTCGAGCAGAGACGCGCTGGCCAGCAGTACATTTCCGTTAGCGTTGATCGTGCTGCTAAAGGTCGAAGTGCCGGTGACGCCCAGAGCGTCGGTGCCGATGGTTGCGCCACCGAGCGCGAGCGACGTGCCAGTTGCAACACCGAGCACGGGCGTGGTCAGCGTCGGGGAGTTCTGCAGGACGTTCACCGTGCCCGTGCCGGTGTTCGTCATTTCGCCGAGCACGCCGCCATTGTCGTATAGCACGCGGCCGCTCGTGCCGCCCGTGACCGGCGTCGTGCCAACGGTCAGCGAAACACCCGCACCGGAGACCGTCGCCCACGTGCCGTCGCCGCGCCAGAAGGTCGTCGAGCTTGCACTCGTGCCGCTGTTGAGATTGCCGACTGGCAGGTTGCCAGTGACACCAGTCGACAGCGGCAGGCCCGTTGCGTTGGTCAGTACCAATGCCGAAGGTGTGCCGAGTGCGGGCGTGACGAGTGTCGGCGAGCTCGAGAGCACGACGCTGCCGGTGCCAGTGGAGGTCGTGGTGCCCGTGCCGCCGTTGAGCACGGGCAACGTGCCGGTGACGCCGGTCGACAACGGCAGACCCGTTGCGTTGGTCAGTGTCACGGAGGCGGGCGTGCCGAGGATAGGCGCGACGAAAGTCTGTTGTCCCGACCACGTATTGGGGTGTCCGAGCGCGATCGAAGCGACGACAGCGCCTGATGTCGGACTGATCGTCAGCGTGCCGTCGGAATTCGAAACCGTTGCGACATTGGCAGTAGCCGTCGTGGCAAGGGTGCCGCTGGTCGGAAAAGTGATCGAGGTATTACCGGTCAGCGTTCCAGCGAACGTGAAGGCGCCGGACATGGCGAAGTTGCCGCCGAGCGTGATCGTCGAGGAATTGGCCACGCCAGTGCCACCGTTCGCGGCGGGCAGCACGCCGGACACGTGCGTCGTGAGGCCGATCTTGCCCCACGAGGGCGCGACGCCGACACCGCCCGAGATCAGCGCGTTGCCGGTCGCGACATCGGCGAGCTTCGACAACGCCGTGGTGCCGCTGGCGTAGAGCAGGTCGCCGACCGTGTAGGTCGACTGCCCCGTGCCGCCGTTTGCCGCGACAAGAGTGCCCGCAAGCACGATCGCGCCGGTCGACGGCGTGCTTGGCGTCAGGCCCGTGGTGCCACCGCTGAAGGACGACACGCTGACCGAGCTGTCATTCACCCACGCGGGCAGGCCGCCAACCAGCGACAGGATCTGCCCGTTGGCACCGACAGGAAGTCGCGCAAGCGTGGAGGCGCCGCTGGCATAGAGCAAGTCGCCCGCCGTGTAGCTGGCCAGCCCCGTGCCGCCCGAGCTCGCGTTGAGCGTACCCGCGAGCACCACGTTGCCATGGGTCGGCGACGCTGGCGTGAGCCCCGTGCTCCCGGCCGAAAACGTGTTCACGCCCGTGAAGTTCGCCGAGACGTAGGCAGCGATTTGGGCGGCGCTGAGCTGGACCGACACGCCCGATTGCACCGCCTCGAACGCCTCGGTGCCGTTGAGCGCGATGCCTTGGGGGAGATTGGGGATTTGAACAAATGCGGACATCAGAGCGAGCCTGTCTTGGGCACTTCAGTGAAGCCACGCGGCACGCCGGGATCGGCATTACCCGGCGCCGAAGGGTTCACGAGGACGACGCCCGGCGTCTGATTGGTGCCATAGGGCGCTTCACCGGTCTGCTGCGTGACACGCACGCGCCCGTCCTGCGTCGTGCGCACCTGTCCCAAGACCACCGGGATACCGGTGAGCGGGTCGACCGTGTTTTGGCCGCTGGTGAGGCGCATCAGCTTTCATCCTCGGTAAAGGGTTCCGTGCGCGGGTTCTGGATAGGCACCGGATCCGCCGGGATGATGACCGCGCGCAACTGGTTCTGCGGCTTGTCACGGCACGTGCGCGTGCAGACGAGGATGCGCTTGTTGACCAGCGACGAGCCCGCCCAGTCGAACTGCCACACGAGATCCTTGTGGTTGTACCACAGGCCGCAGCGATCGCAGACCGCGAAGGCGCTCGGCCGCGAGATGCTAGTGTGGGCCCGGCCCGCTCGAGATGCGTAGCCCATGTCAGTTCCTGTAGTACCCGCCGATCATCGGCGAGATATAGAGCGGAGTGTTCTCGGTGTCTTGCGCATACGCGCGCTGGTAGCTCTTGTCGGCGAAGGGCGCGTTGAGCGCCACCGTCGCGGGCGCCCACGAGCGGCCGAGCTCGACCGCCAACCCGTCCGCGAAGGCTTTCAGCCAGCGATAGGGGATGTCGACGGTCTGGCCGGACGTGAAATCCGCGTCCTGTATCTGGGTGACGCGGTAGTACGTCAGGAACTGCGCACTGGTGCCGTCCGGTACCGGCCACAGGGTGACCGTCGGCGAGATCAGGCGATCGAACCAGAAGACGGTCGTGAAGCCCTGCTGCGTCTTGTTCGGATAGGTCGCGTACTCCGAGCGGCTGATCGGCAGGATGATACGGTCGATCGCGGGCGACAGGCCGTTGTTGATCGTCATGTACGCGTCGAGGATCATCACCGTCTTGGCGTCGACCGCGTAGGTCGCCTGCCCGGCGACGAGCGGCACCACGACCTGATCGACCTTCCACAAGTTCGGCGTCTCGTTCGACCAGTCGGCCAGCAGCATGTTGGCGGCCGTGCGCGCGCCAAGCATGTGCTCCTCCGTGAGCGACGTGTTGCGCACGCCGATCAGGTTGAAGCTGTAGAGGACAATCTCGCCGAGGCTGGGATTGTAGGCGTAGGTGCCGCTGGTGGTCACCGCGAGCTCCTACTTGGGTGTGACGCCGGTCTGCAGGAAGGTTGCCGTGACGGTCGCCGGGTTGGTGTTCGAGTTCACCAGCACGCGCACGAAGACAGGCTGGTACGCGACATTGGCTATGGCCGACGCCGATGCCGCCGCGACGAGCTGCGACCACGTGACGTTTGCCGGGCTCACCGGGTTGGTCGGCGAGTTCGGGTCGTCGTAGGTCTGCTGGATCGTGTAGTTGATCGTGCCGACCACGATCGCCTGAATGTTCAGGTTGGGGAGCGCCCAGTCGTCGAGGCGCACCCACGGCGATCCCGCGACGCCGTTCGTGCCGACCGTGATGGCGCCCGCGAGCGCGGCGCTGACCGCGATCGACGTGATCGTCGCGTAGTCGAGCACGGTGGCCACAGTGCTGTTGTTGACGCCCTTGACCGTCTCGGAGACCGTCTGGCCGCCAAAGGTCGTGCCGGTGACCACAAAGGTCTTGGCCGTCTCGTCGGCCGTCGTCGTGAACAGGACGCGGCGAGGCGTGTCGAGGATCGCGACACCGCCGACGACGGTAGAGCCGTTGAGCGTGAGGTTGCCCGCCGCGCCCGGGGTCTGGGACAGCGCGATGTTATTCGCGCTGGCGGCGGCTAGGGGGCCTACAGAGACAGTAATCGGGCGCATCTAGTTATCTCCCAGCGCGCCGGATCACTGTGTCAGGGCACGCCCCTCTATGGCGCAGAAGCGCGTTTAGTCGATGTCCGTGGTCTTGTGGCCACGGGGCGGGGTGCCCGCGTGCGCCGACGAGAACGGGTTGCGGTTGGATCCGGCCCGGCCGCCCGACTTGCGCGGGGCACGCCCGGCATGGACGTCGCGCTTGCCCTCGACCATGCCCACGTGCTTGGCGTGCTTCATGTGCGCGCCCTTCTCGTGATGCTTGACCTTGCCGCCATGCTTGCGCTTGGCTCGCCCGCCGCGCTTGTGCTCTTCGGCCTCGCCGGACACCTTGTTCTTGCCGGTGTAGTCCATCGGTTTGGACTTCTCGTCTTCCTTCCAATCGGCTTCGGGCTTGCCGAAATCGGCTTCGCCGCCACTGGCCTTCTTATGACGTCCCTTCATGGCGGGCTCCTTACGGGTTCTGCATGTACTTGACGGTGACGGTCACGAAGCCGTTGGCGGGCTGGCCGACGGACGTAATCGTCAGGAACAACTGCCCCGGGATCGGGGCAGCGACGCCGAGCACCGACTGGTCGGACATGGCCGCCAGCTGAGCCGCCGTATAGGTCGGCGCGATGCGGCCGGTGGCCGCCTTCACGTTGACGCCGGACACGTAATCGGTGCCGCCTGACGTGATACCGGCCGAGAAGGTGGCCGAGGTCGCGCTGTCGAAGGCAGTGAGCACGTCGATGTCGAACGCGCTGATGCGCGCGCCCGGCGGCAGCCAGATCTCGACTTCCGACTTCAGGCCACCCGTGTTGACCGGGATGTTGACGTACTGGGCGAGCTGCGTCGTGCCCTGATTGTAGGGCGCGTTGGGATCGCCGGGATCCTTGTTCGGCCCGGCCATCAGCGGGCCGGACCAATGCGATACGGTCATGAGGCGTGCTCCTTACGAGGTCGGGAAAGAGCCCCAGATCGAGCGCCAGTTGTAGTAGCCGAACGAGTAGCGCTCGTAGCCCTTGACCAGCAGGTTGTCGGTGATGAAGTCCACCTGCATGTCCGTCTCGAACTTGACGCGCTCCATGTAGGAGAGGCCGTCGATGTTCGTGAGCAGGAACCACGCGTACTGCGAGGTCAGGTAGTCGTTCGTCATGTAGGCCTCGGGGAGGCCTCCCGCCGTCGTGAAGATGGCGTTGACGTCGTTGTCGGAGGTGCCGGGGCGCAGCTCGGTCTTGAGCAGGCGGATCGCCACCGGCTCGAGCTGGGGCGGCACGATGAGCTTGCGCGCGCGGGCGAAGATCTTGAGGCCCGCGATGTCCTTGAAGTTCGTGCGGACCGAGATCATGCCGTTGAGCAGCGTGGCCTCGTTGAGGTCGACGTCGGTCGTCGGACGGTTGGCGATCGTGCCGCCGTCGATGGGATGCGCCGTCGAGCAGAGCGCCACGCCGTCGCCGCCGATCGCGGCGTTGTAGGTGGTCGCCGTGTTCAGGATGTTGGCGCCGTAGATCTCCTTGGTCTGGTGGAAGCTCTCCATCAGGCCGAGGTTCGACGGGTGGAACTGCGACTTGTACAGGTTGTCGTCGATCGCCTTGCGGGTCATCGCGTACCCGAGAGCGATCTCGACATGCTCCTGATTGTAGACGTAGCGCTCGCCAGCACCGCTGTCGAAGGCCGTCTGGCCGCCCTCGGTCTTCAGCTGGGCGAGGCCGAGGTAGCGCATCTCGGCCGTGCGCTCGAGCGCCATCTCCGAGTTGTGCTTCGTGAAGATCTTGTCGTACTGCGACGGGATCTGCTCGTATTTGCCCTCGACGCCGCGCAGGCCCGGGAGCAGCAGATCCTTGATCGATGCAAGATTGACGGTCATGGCTCGCGCTCCTTACGAGATACCGGTGGGGCCCGCACCGTTGGTGCGCATCCACTCGTTGTTGAAGCCGACCACGACCCAGTTGTAGGCGGTCGTCGGATCCGCGCCCGGCGCGCCGGGCGGGAAGGTGATCAGGTCGGTGACGATGAACGGGTAGGTCACCGTGGTGCCCAGCGTGTTCAGGTAGGCACCCGAGATGCCGGTGGACGTGCTGCCCGAGCCGATCGCGTACTGCGCGTACTGGCCGACCGGCGAGCTGGTGTAGGTCGACAGCGTGCCGGTGATGTTGAAGGTCGTGGAATTGCCCATGACCTTGAAACGGGAGTTCGGGTCGTCGACCACGTAGGCATCGACGTCGCCGTTGGCGTCGGAGCCGGGCCAGTAGTTCGACCACACGGTGCGCTTCTGCGCGACCGACACGTAGCGGCAGCCCCAGAAGATGCCGTCGATGCGGGTCGTGCCAGCGGCACCCTGCGTGATGTAGCCGGTAGCCGAGCCGATCACCGGGTTGACCGGGTCGCCCTGAAAGATCGCGGTGGCGTTGCCGGACGCGATACGGCGCAGCGACATGGCGAAGGTCGGCGCACCGCCTGCACCGCCCTGATACTGCTGGAAACCGAAGGGGCTGTTGGAATTGGTCACAGCCTACTCCTCTGAAGGAGCGCCGTGACCGCGCCCCGAGGAGCGTCAACGTCGCAAGGAAATCGATGACCCTCGCCGGGAGGGTGCTTGCAACGGCAACGCTACGCTCAGGTTGCAGGGCTTGTAAAGCACTTTTTACGCGCAAAGAAAAAGGCCCGGTTTCCCGGGCCTTTCTCGTTCGTTGAAGCGGATCTTCAGTCCTTGGGGACGAGGATCGGTTCGTACTTGCGACCGATGCGCGCGAGGCTGCCGGTCTGCTGTTCGCGTTCGAAGGTACCCGGTGGCGCGGAACGCAGCTGGTCTTCCTTGATGCGGACCTGATCGAGCGCCTTGCGTTTCTCGAGCATGCGCGCGCGGTCGTCGATCTCCTTCGGGCGCTCCATCAGGAGCTGGCCCTTGCGGATGATCGTCGAGCCCGAATAGTCCTTCGGCATGAGCTCGGGATGGCGCGAAACCGGAACCGGCTGCCAGCCCTTCATGTCGAGCTGCACCGCATAGGAAGGATCTTCCTGCCCGTGCACGGTGTGGCGGCGCCACTGGTAGATCCAGCCGTCCGGCTCGATGCCCGGCGGCAGCGCGAACTCGTCGATCGCATCGTCGAGCGTGTCGGTGCCATGCTCCATGAGCTCGGCCGAGCGCAGGCGCGCGCGCTCGATCGAACTCATCTCGCGCTCGACAGGCGCTGCCTGCGACGCAGATGCGGCGACCATAGGTGCAGGTGCCTCGGGCGGCGCGTTGGAAACCGTCTGCAGCGCAGGCTGCTCGGTCTGGGGCTGCTCTTCCTGCAGCGGGCGCCGCTGACGGCGGCGACGGGGGCTCGTGTCGTTCAAGGGCTTGCTCCTCAGTTGGGCTTGTTACGCGGGTCGCTTTTCACTTTCTGAAGCGACGCGTGATACTCCTCGGGCGTCAGGCCCGAGATCTTGGCGGCCTCGGCCTGCGCAGGCGTCAGCCGCACGGTCTTGGTGCCGCCGTTGCTGCCGTTGCGGCCGGACGCCGCCGGGGGCGGCTCGTCGTTCTGCCGACGGGACTGCCCCTCGGCCGCACGCGAGATCGTTCGGCTGGTCGGCAGGTCGTCGTTGTCGTCGTCCTGCGACGAGCGCCGCTGGTCGCTGTGCCCGATGCCGAGATCCTTCTCGACGAAGGCGAAGTATTCGGGGCTGTTCGGCGCCAGTTCCTCGGCGAGCGCCTTGTAGTGCGCGCCCATCATCTTGGCGTTCTTCTTCGGGTCGCGCGCATACTCGGGATGCGCCCGGATCCATGCCGCCGACTGCGGCGCCAGCCGGCTCGCCAGCACCTCGACCGGGTCGTTGCTCTGCACGGCCGCCCGGCGTTCCTCGCGCTTGGGCCGCGTCTCGATCGCGATCTTGCCGTTCTCGAGGTTGAGCAGCTGGGCCGCGTTCTTCGCCATCTCGGCGTTGATCTCGGAGGCCAGCGCGAAGTTGCCCTCGGACATCGCCGTGGCGTAGTTCGCCTTCAGGATCTCCTTGTTCGTCGTGAGCTGCTGGATGCCGCCCTCGATGATCGAGAGCTCGCTGCTCGCGACGGTGTCCTGCGCCTGCTCGACGCGCGCTTCCGCACTCGCGGCACGTGCCTCGGCCGCGAGACGAAGCCGGTCGGCCTCGGCGAGCTTTGCCTTGAGCTGCTCGACGCCCTCGTCGGACGTCAGTTCCTGCGTCGTGGTGTCATCCACGTTGTCGTCGCCATCTGCTGGGGTCATGTTGGCTCCTCTACCACGCCATATCCGGGCTTGCGATGCGCAGGTGGACGTCCTTCTCGGACACCAGCCTGCACATCTGCTTGTTGATGCGCACGGGCCACCCGTCGCTCGGGCGGATCGCCACCCAGTCGCCGACGTTGAGCGCACCGCCGCGATCCTCGGCCTTGAGCACGGCGACCGGACCCATCTTCACGATCATGGCCGCCTTGCCCTGAAACTGGTCTTCGGCACGCGAGGTCTGGGTCAGGATCACGCCGCCCTTGGTCTGCTCGGGCCGCTCGTAGATCGCGAGCAGGATGCGATCGTTGAAGACGTCGACATCGTCGATGTCACCCAGCTGCTCGTGGATCGCCGTCGCGGGATCCTTGTCGTGCTGCATTCGGATAGCCGCAGTCATCTAGTTCACTCTCCTCAGTGTTTCTGGCATTCGGCCAGTGCGTCGCGAAGGATCAGCTTCGCTCGATCGAGACCGGCAAGAAGGCCAGCCTGATACTTGTATTCGGCATGATCCTTGATCATGCCAGCGCCCATCGTGTCCTTGATGGACTGGATGCCCGCGTCGAGACGTTTCTGCGCAACGTCCTCGAGACGCATGTTGAAAGTCTGTTGTGTCACCTTCACGCCCTCCTCGGCGTTAGTTGGTTGGAGCGGCGCAGTAAGGGAGGAGCCGAACCGCGCCGCCCCGCTCTCGCCAGTGGCCAAGCCAGACTACCGACGCGAGTTTTCCTGAATTTTGGTCTTCTCCAGACGGCCGAGACCGGAAGCGGCACCGGCTGTCATGTGCGGGAAGCCCGCGCGCCCGCCGCGCTTGCGCGGCATGCCCGGCGGCATCGGCGGGGCGCCGGGCGGCATGCCGCCCGCAAGGCCCATCGGCGGCGCGCCGCCCGGGCCGCCCTGCGGCATCGGGGGCGGCGGCGTCTGCGGCGGCTTCATCGGCATGCCCATCGGCGGCACCGGCATCGCACCAGCGCCCTGCTGGGGCGTGTTGATGTGGATGTTGATGTTGGTCTTGCCCTTCTTGGCACGGCCACCCATGGCACGACCACTACGCTCTTCATTGCGGCTTTTACCGCAAGAACTGCACTTCAGCGCATCTTCGTCGGGATAGGCCACATCGCAGTGCGGACAGTATTCTTTCTTCGCGGCGGCACCGCCGCGCTTGTACTGGTCGGTCTTGTTGCTGAAGCGAACGACGCTGTCGCCCGGCTTGCGGTTGGGGTCCTTGGCCCCCGTGGCGCGCCGCATCATCGCCTGCGCCGTGCTGTGCGCATCAGACACGTCGTCGGTGTGGTAGTCGGCCTTCGACTGGTGCTCGCCGTTCACGAAGTGCTTGACCCGGTACTCGCCCCAATCCTTGTCCTTATAGACCTTGGTGACGTGCCCGTTCTCGCCCGTATGCGTCTTCACGAGCCGCAAGTTCGGCTTGTCGTCGTGCGAGGCGTAGGTGCTACCGCCGCGCGCGTGCGGCATGCGCCCACCGGTCGGGCGCGTGCCGCCGTAGTAGGTGCCACTCTTGGCTGCGCCGCCCTTCTTGAAAGCGCCCTCGTGCGGCTTGCCGAGCTTGGCGTTGGCCGCGACGCCGTCGCGATTGATGTAGTCGTCGACCACGGCGCCCCCGCTCTTGCGCGCCTTGCGATCGCTGCGACGCGGGCCGCGATCGCCTTGAACCTTGCCGCCCGCCTTGTAGATGCGAGCTCGAACCGGCCGGGCGCCGGTCTTGGCCGTGGTGTTGAGCGGCTCGGGCGGCGTCCAGCCGGACGCGTCGACCTTGTGGCTCGGATCCCGGCCAGTGCCGCCGCCGCCCATACGATTGGCCTTCGCGCGCATGGCGGCGCGGGCCTTACGGGACATCTCACTCATGCGCTTGCTCCTTTAGCCACCAGCCGCATCGCATGGTCGACGACCGACCCCGGCGCTACAGGTTTTGTAGTGCGGCCACGATGCAACCACTTCTTGAAGCCGTCAAGGGACATGGTCTCGACGGAGCCGATGCGCTTGGCGCCAAACCCGTCGGAAAACGCGGCCACGTAGCAACATAGCGCGTCTTCCTCGGTCTTGAAGCCGAGCATGACCTTGTGCTCGTCGAAGCCCTTGCCGGGCACGTGCTGGTTCACGACGAAGACGATGTGGCTGTCCTTGTCGGGGCCGACGTAGCAGTCGACGTGATCCTTGTCGGCGCCGACCGTGCCCTTGAGGTAGCCGTAGTCGGCGGGCAGCACGCAGCGCCACTGGTGGCCGTTCGCGCTCTTGCCTTTGCGGATCGAGCCCTTCTCGTTCTCGATCGCGATCTGCAGGCCTTGGAAGCTGATGTGCTTCTTGGCGTAGTTGCCAGCCGCCTTCTGCGCCTCGGTCGGATTGTGATTGACCGCGCCGCCGCGCGCATAGCCCTCGACCGCGCCACCGGTTTCGAAATGCGCGTGACCCTTCAGGATGCTCGCGCGCATCTTCGGCGTGATGTCGAGCGAATGCAGCGGCACCGAGCGGCCGTGGCCATGCTCAACTGAATTTTCATGCAAGGCTGCAGGAGCCCATTTAGGATGCTTGGACGCAGTGAGATCGTGCCCGTGCAGCTTCACCTCGGCTGCCGGGTCGTGCCGCTGCGCCAGTTTCTGCAGCGCCTGCGGCAGCATGCGATCGTAGAAGGCCTTCATGCCTTCGCCGCCGACCTTGAGGTCAACGCCTGAAAGCTCGTGTTGGAAGCCGCCGCCAGCAGGTGCCTGCAACAATTTTTCTGCTGCTTCCTTGCCAATGTGCTTGTGCAGTTCTTCCGGCGTCGCAGTGCTATCCAAAGTTGGTTGGCCACTATGATCGTAAGCGACAAGATTCTTCGTGTCCTTGTCGTAGTGAATCTTGCTGATGTGCTTCGACAGGTCGTAGCGCTTCGCCTGCTCCTCGCCCGGCGTGATCACGAGCTTGTGGTAGCCGCCCTTCGCCGCTTCGTAGAGCGCGCGCTTCAGGCCGAGGTCGACCCACTTGGAAGTGCTGTCGACATAGGGCGCGTGTGGCGGTTTTTTATCGTGCGACGCTTCGTTTGCGCGCGCTTCCAGTTCATCGCGACGCGTCCAATCTATCGGATGATTTTCAGGCAACCCGTGGGCTAGCGGGTCGGTCATGCGCGACAATTCGAGACGTTCTGTCTCATTGAGCGGCGCGGACTTAAAACCGTGTTCCCGCCCTTTTTGCGCCCAGTCGCTCTGCAACTCCTCGAGATGCAGTGCCTTCAAGTTGGTGCGCCGATGTCCTGTTTCGTCGCGTTCGCCTTTTTCCATTGAATATGGGCGATCGCTGAGCCGCAGATGCGCGAGCACATTGGGCTGCTCCCAATGCGTTGACTGGTACAGCGAGGAAGCTCCTTTGCGATGACTTGCTTCCAGCGCAGCTGATAGATCACTTTCAGCCTTGGCCGCTTCGGCGTATTTTCTGAACGCCTCTGACGTAACAGGATGCTCGTTGCCGTGTTCTTCCGCCAATTTCTTCAGCGCGGATAGCCGTTCAGCTGCCTCGCGACGCGCGCGGGCAAAACGGTTTTCAATCGCGGCATGTTCTTTCTCGAAAGCTGTGTTAGGCAGCGTCAGCACGTGCTCGCGATAGTTCCTGTCGCCGGGTAGCACGTACGAGCTGTACTTTGTCGGCCCGTCAGTCTGCCACTCGCGTGCGCCGGGATCGTCGCCCAGCACTTCTTCCGTGATCGCGGGCTTGTTCTCGTGGAAATGCTTCGCCACTTCCTCGCGCGTCACCATCTTCTTGCCGCCGAGCTTCTCGTCGTAGCCCGACCACTTGAACTCGTCGGGCTTCACGCCCTGCTTGGTGAGGTAGCCTTTGATCTGTTGCGGCGTGCCCTTGGCGATCGGCATCTTGCTCGCGACCACGGCGCCATGACTGTACAGGCCGAGATCGTCCGGCTTGCTGTAGTCGGGCGCCGCCAGCGGCTTGATGTAGCCGGGCGTCATGGGCTTGTAGAGGTCGCCCATCAGCCGCTGCGCTTGCCCCGCACGAGCGCGAGCGCCTTGTCGACGACCGGGCCGCCAGCGGCGCGCAGCATCGGCGCCGGTTTCGGGATCTCGTACCACTCGGGATCCGCGTGCGCGACGTCGTCGCTGTCGACGTAGTGGTCGTGGTTCGGGAACTGCGCCTCGAATGCCTCGCGACCGAGCTTGTGCGTCGTCATCGCCTACTCCTTACCCAGCAACGGGCCACCGTTGTGGCCCATCATCTCGTCGCCGCGCGTCACGCTGCGGCCCGGTTGCGTCGCGATCGTCACGGACTTGTTGGTCGGCACGGCCTTCTGGCCCTTGGCCAGCACCTTGAGCTGCGGATCGTAGTGCACGAAGAAGCCGTTGCTGTTCTTCGCCGCCGTACCGTGCGCCGCCGCCGACTTGGTCATCATGTTCTTGTTCTTCAGGCCGATCACGACGCCCGGCTTGCCCGGTTCCTGCTTGTCGAGCGGCCGGAAGTCATGCGTGTCGCCGTTCACCACCTGATAGGTCTTGCCGGTCTCCTTGTCGTGCACGACCTCGGGCAGGTGCGCACCGTGCGTGAACGCCATCGCGACGTTGCTGCCCGTGTCGAGCCGCTTGCGCATCGAACGCCAGTTGCTGTGCGGGTTCATGACGTCATGCTCGAGCCCGTTCTCACCCTTGTACTGGGTGACGCCGGTCGACGAGTAGGTGAGGTGGTGGTTCGGCGCCACGGGGTCGGCGTTGAGCTTGGTGTAGTCGTAGAAGGTGACGTCGGGGTGCGCCTTGATCACCGCCTGCGTGATGCGCGGGTGCAGATCCGAGACGACGTTCAGGCGCACGCCGAGATGCTTGCCTTCCTTGGCCGCCAGCCGCTTGCGTGCCTCGATTTCGTCATAGAGACGCGTGGCAAAAGCCTCGGGCTCGTGCACGAGCGCCTTGGTCTTGTTGTAGCCGACCAGTCGCGGGCCCTTCATGGCCGTGAGATCGTGCGCGCCGCCGTAGAGGAAGTTGCCGCCCGCTGTCTTGCCGAGGCAGTCGTCCTTGCAGATCGCGCTATTCGGGCAGGTATTGAACTTGCCGAATTGCTGCGCGGGGGACAACGATACGCCCGCCGCTGCGATCGGCTGGCCGTTTGGCAACGTGACCGGCTTACCGCCCTCGTAACCTTCCTCGGTCTTGGTCAGCTTCTGGTTCTTGCCGAGCAGCGAGAAGGGCTTGTTGGTCGGCACGCCCTTGTTCGTGTAGAAGCCCGCGTGCTGGCCGACCTTCTGTGCGGCCATCTTGCTGTTGGCGATGCGCTCGTTTTGCGGCAGCGACGTGTGGTGCGCGATCGCGCGGGAGAAAGCGTCGGCTAGACTGGACACTGACGTCTCGCCCGTGTCGGTCTGGCGCAGGTTCTGCAGCTCCCCGGCAGTGCCGCCTGTCGCCAACTTGACCGGACGGATCGTGGACGCCGTGCGCAACGCGCTCTTCAAGGCTGACGAGGTCATTGCGCGGGCTCCTCGGGGATCGGTATCGCGGCAGCGCCGAGATCGCCGCCACCTTTCTGTTTCTGGTCCTGCTCCTTGCGACGGCGAAGCACGTCCTCGAGGGCGGGCTGGATCAGCGGGCCGACCATGTGCGCGCTCTCGGGATGCACGGCGAGGTTCTGCGCGACGTCGATCAGCTGCACGCTCTCAGCCACCAGCTCCTTGCTGGTATCCTGATCGAGCTCCTTGTTCTTGAGCGCGGCGTTGAGGTGCGCCGTGGCCACCGCGACCTTGTCCTTGGTCTGCGTGCTTTCGGTGTCGAGCTTGAGGCGCGCACCTGCGAGGCCCATGTCCTGCTGCATCTTGCCGATCTCGGCATCGGTCTTCTTCGCCTCGTTCTGCGCGCGCAGCGTCTGCGCGTCGGCGAGCGCCTTCTTGATGGCGGTGTCGGCCTGATCCTTCTGCTGTTCGGGCGTCGGCTTGCCTTGGCTCGCGGGCGGCGCGAGGAACTGCTCGGCGTTGCTGTAGCCCAGCGCCTTGACGGCGGCGCGCGCAATGGCAATCGGGTCGTAGAGCGACGGGTTCTTCTCAGCGAGCATGATTAGCGCGCCGAGCTTCATCAGGCGCTGCACTTGGCTCGCGGTGTTCGGGTCGGACTGCGGCACGAGGTTGGAATTGCTGAGCGCCTTGAGGAAGGTCTGTTCGTCCCATTGATGCGCAGGCGTGCGGTTCTGCTGCCAGAAGCTCTCCGGGTGCTCCTTGAAACACTTGGCCAGCAGCTGCAGCTCGCGCGCCTGCGCGCTGTGCATGCGCTTGTGCACCGAGTTGAGCACCTTCTGCGCCTGCTCGATCAGCGCCAGCGTCGTGCCGACCGGTGCGTCCTGTCGCCCTTCGCCGACCGGCTGCTCGCTCGTGGCGCCGACGCGTTGGCCCTGCGCGACCATGTTGTCGGTCAGCGACATCATCGCGGGCATGCCCTGCGAGTTGTACGGCAGCGGGTGCACGGCATCGCCGATCGGCATGCCGTTGGTCTCGACCGGCACGAAGCTGCCCGGTGGCACGCGCTGGATATTGGTGTTCTGCCGCCCGGCCGCCTTGGAGATCAGGCCACCCGGGAAATTCGCGAACATGCCGTTGTCGAGCATGATGCGCCATGCGGCCGTGACGGCGTTCGTGGTGTTGCCGAGGATCTGCGCAAGGCCGATCGGGTAGTAGCCGAAGCCCGGCACGAAGACGTACTCGACGAAGGTCTCGCGGCGCACGGGCAGGTCGGCGGTGTCGCGATCATAGTCGCGTACCAGAGACAGGAGCTGGCGCGAGGAGACGTCGATCGTGACGCGGTACGGCACCTCGAGCCCCGAGGGCTTGCCGCGCCACTGGTGCTCGAACCCGGGCAGGTCGAGCTCGCAGTAGCATTCGTAGATCTCGCGATCGCGGTCGTCGGGCTGCGTGGTGTCGGGCGAGATGCCTTCCTGCTCCTTGACCGCCGCCTTCATCGGGTCGGCCGAGGGTGCGTTCGGCGTCGTGAGCGATACGTCGCGATAGACACCGAGGATCTGCATGCGCCGCACCAGCGACGGCGGCATCATGATGATGTGCGTGACGCGCTTGGCGCTCGACAGGTCGACGGCGTTGCTGTTCACGACCAGTGCGTCGGCATCGACATACTCGCTGGTCGGCCGGTTGTGGATCGGCGAGAAGTAGACCTTCTTGTAGGCCAGCCCGCCGAAGCCGAAGCGCAGCAACATGCGGTCGGTGTCGGGGTAGTAGCTCTTGTCCGTCACCGTGAGGAAGTGATTGAAATCCTTCTGCAGGGCGTCGGCGAGGTCGTCCTCGGCGTTGGTGCTGTTGACGTTGTCGTCGCGGATCTTCACCGGACCGTCGACCGGCATGAGCTCGGCCATGGCGTTCGCCTGAAAGCGCAGCACGGCCTCGAGCATCAACGGATGGCGCACGCGGCTCATGCCTTCGACGGCCGCACCGTCGGCGCTGTCGCCCGTGTCCGGTGTCTCGATCTTGAGGCCGAGCATCTTCATGGCCTCGGTGCGCTGGCTGATCCAGTCGCTGCGGCTGGTGATGTCCTCTTGGATGCCGCGCATGAGCTTTTCGACGATCGCGCCAGCCTGCATCTCGGGGATCTTGCCCGCGAGGTTGGCGAACCAGTTCTTGGGGTTCGGGTCGTCTTCTTCGTTCTCGTCTTGGATCGGGCCGCCGCTGGTCGAGATCGTGATCGAGCCGTCGGGGTGCTCGATGCGCAGGAGCTGGCCCTTGTTGTCGCGTATTTCGCGGTCCTGCGCGGGATCTTCCGGGTCTTCCTGCACGATGACATCGACCGGCGACGGTTCGCCCGGCGCGCGATCGCTATGGTCGTCGAGGCGGATGTTATGCCCGGGTACGAGGCCAGCCATGTGTCAGTGCACCACAGAGGGTTTAGGCTCTCTCAGCTCCTCCTCGAACCGATGCAAACCGTCAAGGGCTGCGACATTATCCGAAATCGCCCGGATCGTATAGACCCGGCTTTTCGGGTCGGGCCAGCCCGGCGCCGTCCTGACTGTGACCTCGAACCAGCCGCCGCCGCCACCGATCTCCTTGCCCAGCAGCTTGACCGTGGCCTGCGCGGGCGTGACAAAGTGTTTTGTTTTGGTAGGCTTCATTGTTCGCTCAAAACCTAGGAGGTTGCCATGAAACGCATTCACACCTTGTCCGACCTTCGGTCGGGCTAATAGGAAAGGGGCGTTGGTCGGGCGCGCTGTTCACCTCGCGTCCGGCCCCTCTATCTAGAACGCCGTAGTCGCAAGGCTACGGCGTTTCTCATGATGGGTACAACCTCTGCGGTGGGCGGCCAGTATGTCGCACGGCCTCGGTCACGTCAGCCGTGATCTCGGTGCCGCGCTGGAGCAGGCCGATGTCGCGCATGTGCCGCAACGCCATGCTGGTCGTGTCGACGAGATCGTCGTGCGCGGCGTTGGGGAAGGTGCCGCACTGGGCGATGACGGCCTCGGCCCACGTGCGCTCGGGGGCGTAGATCATGCCCTCTTCCCAAAGATGCTGCACGGAGTAGAGGCGCGCGAGCTTGTCGAGGTTCTTCGGGTTGATCAGCTGCACGGCCCAGTTCTCGTTCGAGAACAGGCGTCGCAGCTCCTGCGCCACGCTGTGTCCTGCCGCCTTGTCCTCGATCAGGAGCTTGTCGACGTTGAACTGCTTGCAGCTCTTGGCCACCTCGTTGACGAGCGGGTGGATCTCGAGGTGCTTCGTCCATGCGTGCAGCAAGATCACGCGTGTCGACGTCTCGGTGTAGACGCGCACGCTGTGCTCGTCGCTGGCACGCACTTCCTGCGCCACCGGGTCGCCCGCGAACACGCCCCAGATCGTGAGAGCGCTCGGGTCGTTGATCGTCTTTTCGGTGTAGGCCGTGTCGAGGCTGGCGATGATGAAGCTGCACGGCGGGTTCTGCAGCGGCCGCAGCGGCTCACCACGCTTGTTGAACTCCTCGCCCTCGGGCGGCCAGAGCTTCCACCAGTCTCGCTTGATGATGCCGCCACCCTTCGGCTCCGGGCGCTGCTGCAGCTGACCGGCGCTCTTCCACGAACCTAGGTTGCTCTTGAGCTTTGCCACTTCCTCATGGCCGAAGCGCTCGGGCCAGAGCAGCTCGCCTTCTTCGGTGCGCGGATCTTCCCACCCGATGACCGTGGTGAAGCTGCGATCGGGCTCGTACTCCATCGGCAGCATCAGGTGCGTCCAGTCGGCCGCTTCCTTCGCGAGGATGTGGCCGGTCAGGTCGTTCTCGCCCAGACGCTGCTGCACGACGATGAAGGCGCCGGTCTTCGGATCGTTGAGACGCGTGCTCATCGTGCCGTCCCACCAGTCTTCGTTGGTCGACTGGATCACGGCCTCGGACAGGACTTCCTTCGCGTTGTTCGGATCGTCGACGATGATGATGTTGCCGCCTTCACCGGTAACGCCAGCGTCGACCGAGGTGATCAGGCGCTCGCCTCCCTTGTCGTTCTGGAAGCGGATCTTCATGTCCTGATCGGGCGTGATCTTGAAGCGATCGCCCCACATGCGCTGGTACCACGTGCTCTTCAGCAGGCGGCGGCACTTCACGCTGTCGCGCAGGGCCAGTGAGTGCGCGTAGGACGCGTGCAGCAGCGCCACGCCCGGCCCGCTGGTCGCACTCTTGAAACTCTGTGCCCACACCCATGCCGGGAAGGCGACCGAGCAGATCGATGACTTGGAACAGCGCGGCGGGATGTTGATCAGCAGACGGCGGATCTCACCGTCGACCACGGCCTCGAGATGCTCGGCGAGCGCATCGATCACCCAGCCCGGCTTGAACGGCGCCGGGTCGATGAAGCGCCACGCATGCATGAGGAAGGTGTAAAGCGAACTTTCACATTCTTCTCTCGTGATCTCCATCAATGCGCGATCTACATCGATCTTATGCCCGCGCCATTCGATGATCTGCGTCATGTTACGTGCGCCCAAACTTTGCGCAGTTTTATCATGCTGATCAATGTCTGGTCGACACCAAGCTCGGCCGCAATCGTGCGTTGAGAACGCTCATCCGCGCGAATAAGACGAACGAGATCCTCAGTCAATTTGCTGTTGCCTGCATCACCTTCCGGCACCGGACAATTGTTGTGTTCGCACCACGAGACACGATGCATGAGAAGCATTGCGCCGCCCTTGCCGCCTTTCGAGATATACGCATACCCGCTCTTGTGAACGCGACCTTTCCACAGCCAGCAGTCATCCGGCCCTTGGATGTCGAGCAAATCCAACAGTCGTGCGAGAATAGGACGTGCTAGCGGCATGCGTCGCACTCCTCACGGGTGATCTCCATGAGGGCGCGATCGACATCGACCTTGTGGCCGTTCCACTCAATGACTTGGGGCATGCAGCTCGCACAAGAAAAAGCGACGGTTTTGCAGGGGCGTAGCACCGACAACGCTAAGGAGCAATCCACCGCCGTTACCGACGGCTTGAGTACGATGCTGCTTCACTGGCCGCACCCGCGCCGCTACGCGCTGTTGTCCCCACCCATGCCGTACGTCGCGATCGTGCGGCATCCTGTTCCTCAGTTCACCAGAAGCTTGGGCGGCTCTTTCTCGATCGACAGCTTGATCGAGCCGTCCGGCCGCTGCTCGACCTTGAGCTTGCCTTCGCCCGCGCGCTCGAGGTCGGCCCGAGACAGGACGAGCTTGTTCAGCACGCCCTGCTTCTTCACGCATGCGGCGAGGAGGACACGGAACGTCTTGATGACGTCCGCATCCCCCAGAGTGTGCTCGGCCACGTTACAGCTTGGCTTCGACAGTGACGCCCGGCGGCACCACGTCGGGGTTCAGGCTCGGGTCGCTGGCGATGCGCCCGCCGACCGGTTCGGCCGCCGCCGACAGCGCGCCCGCAGGCGCGTTCGTGGGCAACGCTGCCAGCTGCATGCGCAGCTCCGCGATCGTGGCGTTGTCGGTCTCCTCGAGCGCCTTCACCTTGGCATTGGCCGCATCGAGCTGCGTCTGCAGGCTGTCGCGCACATCCATCAGACTGTCGATGCTGCCTTGCAGGTTGGTGATCTTGGCGTTGGCGTCGTTGAGATCGTCCTGCAGCTGCGCGATCTGCGGCGTCTGCGTGTCGGGCAGCGCCTGCGTGCGTGCCGTGTCGAGAACCATCTTCACGTCGGTCGCGTGCTGCTGCTGGTGCGGCGCGCCGTTGTCGAGCAGGTTTTTGACGTAGGCCTCGACACGCTCGAACGCGCCTTCGATGTTGGTGACGATGTCCATGACTTGGCTCCTATGTGGCCGGTTGAAAATGGCGGTCGAGCTTATGCTCGTCGAGGAACTTGCGCCAGTCCGGCGTCATGCCGAGCGGGCCGCCCAAGGTCAGGCGGAAGAACAGGCGCACGATCAGCGCGAGCTCGTACGGCGTGATGTCTTCCTGTGGCATGTAGATCGCGCGGCCCTGCGGATCCTCGAGCGTGAGCTCGCCGACCGGTGGCATGGCGAGCTGGGCGGCGACGCCTTCGGGGAGGACGAGCTTGCTCATGCGTTGCCGATCAGTTTCTTGACGCGCTGCTTCTGGTCTTCCAGCGCCTTCTCCTGCATCGGCGTGAGCGCCAGCATCGGCTCGGGGTTCTCCTCACACGCGGCACGCTGGCGTGCGGCCTCCTTCTCCCAAAAGTCAGGCTCGCCCGGCTTGGGCGCATCGTCGTGGCGCTCGCTGAGCAGCACGCCCTTGGTCGACGCGTGCCCCGCTACGGGCTCGACCGGCACCATAACGACGTACTCCCTGAGCCAGTCCAGCTCTTCCTTCGACACCTGCACCATCTCGCCCGGCTTGCGCGAGCTCAGGCGCCGCGTCAGGTCATCCATGTTCGGCGTCTTGCTGACGATCCGCATCTTGTCGGTCGTAAAATCGCGCGGCCCGTCAGCCGCTGCGCCCTCGGCCACACGCTCGTTCACCCGGCCAAGAAGTTCGGATAGCACGACACCTTTCGGCGCGTGCGCCTGCATGGCCGTCTTCTTTGCCTTGCTCGCCCGCTCGGTCACCTCGTTCAACGCGGCGCCGGGATCGTAACGGCGCGACAGGCGCGCGCTCAAGATATCGATCTCGGTCTTCTGGTGCGTGAGGTAGGCCTCGACACTCGGGCCCAGTGCTGCGATCTCCCGGTCGACAAGCGCCGCGACGCGATCGCGCTGCGGGTAGCCCATCAGGTCGAGCTTGCGAATCAACGCCCAGCGGCCGAGCCGCCCGGCGAGGTCGAGCAGCGTCTGCACGTTGGCGAGCTGCAGGCGATAGAAGAAATACTTGAGGGTCATTCGAACTCCAGCTCGGCGATGGCCTTGCAGCACGGACACTTCTGCCCGTCGGCGACAACGAAAAACGGATGCAGCGCGCGAACGATGCGTGCCTTGGTCGTGGGGGTCTTGGCCGCTTCGATGCGCGCCTCGGGCAGCGTCTGCTGGCCCATGATGTCCGTGTCGTAACGGATCTCTTTCTTCTTCGGCGGCTCGAACGCCTTGACTGGCGATACGGTCCGGCCGGTGTGACGAAAGTCCTTCATCGCGCTCCTCGCAAGCGGTTACCGTAAGCAACGCCACACGTGGGGGAGCACGCGAGTTTCTTGGTGCTGTTACGCGACATGCGCAGCCGTGCCACGTGAGGCTTTAACTGGAAAGATTTCTTGCACATCACGCATTTGAATTTCTTCAACTTCTTTGCCGGATGATGTAACCCAGTGTGGTTACTGTTCGTGAGCAACACGATGTTGCGCGGGCGATCATCGGTCTTGTCCTCGTTGATGTGGTGCGCGATCTCACCCTTTCGCAGTAGGCGCCCGAGCTTGTTCTCCAGCAGCACGCGATGCAATGGGTACAGACCTTTGGCGTTGCGCCGAGGATGCGGCGGATCCGTGCGACAGTAGCGATACCCTCCACCTTTGCAGGTACTCAGGATCTTGAACATGCGCGACGGTAGCTCGCAGGCCCATAACTGTCAATTGGGAGCGAAGGTGGGATTTGAACCCACGACCTGCAGTGTATGAAACTGCCGAGCTGACCGGGCTGCTCTACTTCGCATCAACTGTTAGCGGGCTGCTCCACCGCGCGTGGGCACACCTAACAGTAGGTGGGCATCAACTGTCAAGTGCCTTCACGGCACGTTGCCACGTGCGCACGATCTCGCGCTGCGCCTCGCGCCACTTGCGACGGATCTTCTTCGCCTTGCGCCAGTCGATCGGCCTGATCTCGGCAAAGTCGAGCACGTATATCGCGCCGTCCGGCCGCTCCTCGCACATGACCATGGTCGCGGCGCCGGTCTTGTCGACGTCGACACCGACGTATTGCGGATTTGGAATTGGCCCGACGGCTTCAAGCATGGCACACCTATGACCCACCTATTCCTGCTCGTCAAGCGGCTCGACGTCGGTGACCTGACCGTTGCCTCGAGCCTTGATGCCGAGCAGCACGGTCTTCAGCTGTTCGCGATCCTCGGCAGGCAGCTGCTTGATGTCGATCGTGTGGTGTTGCGCGATCGCGACAGGCTCGCCGTTGGGCCCGGTCAGCTCGGTGCGGTTCGCGGCGCCGATATTGTGCAACCGCGCGAGATCCATTAGCGCCTTCTGCTTGTCGCGCATCTTGAAGCGCGTTTTCATGACGACCGGCCGATCGGTGCCGACGAGCATCTCGCTCTCGACGCTGTCGATCGCAGCCATCTGATCGCGGTCGACGCCCGTGAAGTCGACGACGACCTGACCATCGTCCTGCACGCTCACATAGTCGGCCGCATTCGCGAACGCGATCTTCGCCAGCTCGGCCGTGATGCGCTCGGCCGAAACCTCGTAGCGCCCGGCGATACCACGCAATCTGCGTGTGATCTCGCGGTCGATATCTGCATTCTTCAACAGACGCCAACCCTGCGTATGGGCGCTCTCTTCGCTGTAGCCAGCAGCCAGCGCAGCACGCGTAGCGTTCGGTCGCTTCACGTAGGCAGCGATGAACAGTTCCTGCTGATCCGTGAACTTACCCTTCTTTGCCACGTAACACCTCGCTACGCATTTTGTAGCATCTGCATTTTTAGGCGTACAGCTTTCTTGCCTCGGCGGTTTAAACCGCGCGCAAAACGAAGCTTCCCGGGAAGCCGAAGCTCATTGTAACCGAGAGCAAGTATCTCAGCTTTCTTCATCGATTTGGACCCTGAATGAAACTTGCGACGCGAAATAATTTGACCATCAGCCGTTCGATACGCACGTGCTTCTTCGGACTGTCCAAGGAATGTCCATGATGCCGCTTTGTAGACACCTCCACCGTGCCCGGCATTAGGATCGGCATACGACACCAAAGCGTCAGCCAGATCTTCACGATGAAATTCAGCGCACGCATATGCGATCGCTTCGGTCAGTAAATTTTTACGGTGCCCATCTGGAGCCCACAATCGCGTCAATTCCCATACTCGATTAGCTTCGCAGCCAAGCCAACGCGCCGTGTTGTAATTAGCCGGAATAGACATCACCACAATCGCGTCTTCATACGTGTATACCAACGACTTTCCCGATGGCCACGATCGGGTGTAGTGCCGCGCACAAATCGTTGCCCGCGCTTCTTGAATATTTTGTAGCATCACCATTTGATCGAGGCCAAGATCACGATCAAGAACGCCGCAAGGAAGAGCATGCAGCAGCTGAACAGCAGATCCCTGAGCATCGCCCAGACCTCCGACGAGGTCTTCTTCGGCACCTGCTGCTTGGCGCGCATGCGCATGATATCGTTGTAGCCCTGACGCTGGTAGTGCTTCCTCACCGTTTCCTCCCGGCGAGGTTCTGCAACGCTGGCGGCTCTGCCCAGATCATCGAGATCTTGCCGGGCTGCGTGAGCTCGTAGCCCTTCTTGATGTGGATCATCAGCTCGAGCATCACGACGATCGACCTCGGCACCGGGCTCGAACCGTTCAACCATCGCTGCACGCTGGTCGGCGCCACGTCGGCGATGCGCGCGAGCTCGACATTCTGCATGTCCAGCTGCGTGAGCTGCTTGTCGAGATAGGCGGGCGTGACTTCGATCATCGATCCTCCTCTTCGTACATCGGATCGTCGGGATACATTGCATCCTCTGACACGAGACAGTAGTCGATCATCGCGTCGATTTCAGCAACATCGTATTCCATCAGAACCCCCACTTCGAACGGCAGATCGGGCCGATGCCCAGCTCGATCGACAGGGCATTGGTGAGCGTCAGGCCACAGCAGCTGCAGCTCGACGTCGTGCGACCGTAGGCGACAGCGGCGACCAGAGGATCCGCAGCCGCAACCTTGAGCGCCTCGATATCCGCAGGCGTGCAAGCCCGCGTGGCGACGAAGCGACCTTCGACGATCTTGCCGAGATACTCGCCCTGCAGACCATACTGGCCCTCGACCTTGCGATCGGTCGACTTCACGTAAATCGTGACACCATCGTTCTTCAACGAGAGCGTCACGCCATTGAAGCGAAGGATTGCCTTCTTGGCAGCCTTCGCACGGAACTCGAACGCTGCCACCAGCTTGCTGACATCCACGAGCGGAGCAGCCTGCATGCGCTGCTCGGCCTGCTGCGCACGCTGGGCGGCATACTCGGCATCGCGAGCCATGCCCTTGGTGACGACGGCAAGCTGCCCGTCGGTAAGCGAGCGGCCGTTGCTGAGCTTGTCGAGGAAGTCACGCAGCATGGCGGCGTAGCCCTCGGGCAGACGAGGCGATTGCAGCTTCGTAATCAGCCACTGGATCTCGGCCTTGTGGTCGGCCACGACAGTCGCCCGCTGCTCGGCCGCCCGATCGCGGGCACGCTCGCGAACCTCGGGCGCCGTCTTGAACGTGCGCTTGCCCGCGCCCTTGCAGGTGAAGCACTGGCCGAGTGTGCGGCCGCTGTAACTCGTGAACCGGCCCGAGCCCTTGCACTTCGGGCAGGTCTCGGCGAACACCGGCACCGTGGCCCGGATGCGCACGCTGGCCTCGTCCATCGGCAGCTGGCGGCGCTCACCCGTCGGCGTGCCACCGAACAGGTCCGAGATATCGTCGTTGAGGTTGCAAGTGTCGATCGTCATGGGAAGCTCCGTGGTGGTGGTTGCGCCCGATTGGTCGCGTGAGCGTTATCGGCTAGTGGCCCACCTATGTCAACTGCCATTTCGACCTGAAGCGTTATATCCGCCCGGCTATCGCGGGTGCAGAGGGTGCACCGAAATCCTATATATTCCCCTGACTGTTATATTAGTACATATATGATAACTATCTCTATGTATTATCCCCTCACAATACAATTCCACTGCACCCTTACACCCTATTGAACCTAGTACGTTGATTATCAAACATTTTTCAGAGGGTGCAGTGGAAACCTTCCGCTGCATCCTCACATCACCCTAGTGGCCCTAACACCTTGTCCCGCCGCCTATTTATTTTCGTCCAGTGCACCCCCGCTAATGACCTTGAACCCAGCGATCTGCGCGGCCGACAGCGATTGTTCGAACGGCGGCAGGAAAAACCCCCTTTTTCCCTTCACCACTGCACCCCGGTACTTTTCGCGTCTCAGGGCCTCCGCAAGATCCTGATAAACGCTCGGCAGACCCTTCACGCCGTAGTGCCGGGCGAGCTCTCTGGCGTTGGCGTGCACCCACAACTTCTGGTCGCAAAAGGCCTGTCGCCGCACGGCCAGATCCTCGACGATGAAAGTGACGTCGGTGTCGGCATGGTGCGCCGCCGACGCCAGCGCATGCAGGTGCTGCTCCCGGCCCTTCTCGAGCCAGAAGATCTCGCCCGCCTCGTACAGGGTCCAGACCTCGGCCCAGAACTGCTGCATGTCGATGCCGTGCTCGTAGTTGCAGCTCTCCACCGCCAGCGGCCAGAAGCGCCGCTCGCCAGTCTGGTCGAGCAGGAACCCTTCCGGGTTCACCGAGGCGATGAACGACGTCCCACGCGGCTTGGAGAGCTCGATACGGCCATACGGCGGCCGGTAGATGTCGACCGGCGCCGTGAGGAAGTTCTTGAGCGACGCCGTGTCCGATCGCCGGAACGACCCGTCGACCTCGGCCAGCTCGGTGATCGGCGTGGAGGTGGCCCGCTTCACCGCGTCGCGCTCGCCGTGGTCGAGCTTCAGCGACATGCCCAGCGTGCGCCACTGGGCGGGCATCAGCGACCCGGCCCAGAACGACTTGCCTGCACCCTGCTCGCCCTGCAGCACCAGCACATGGCCGACGCTCTCGGGCGCAAAGCCCGGCTCCCAGTTTCTAATCGCAGCAATGGTTTGGATGCACCAGCGTCGGATGGCGACCTGTTTCCACCCATCCATCGACGGATCGCGCATTTTGATCGTGTCGTACAGCGCCGGAAGACGGCTGACACCATCCCACGGTGCAGACAGGATCCATTCCGCGACAGGGCTGTAGCGCCGTTCCGATGCATAATTTGCAAGGGCCTGCCGAACCGCCTCCGCACCACGCATGCCGCATCGAACACAGGCGTGGACGAGCACGTCGACAGCCCCTTCCGATGCATCGGTACTGAAATCATACCCCTCGAACGACGAGAATTTGCACTCGATCGCGTTCGTGAGCACGTTCTGCCGGGCCGTCATGCCGATCAGGCTCATGACATGATGCACTCGCGGTGCAGTTACCGCCTGATGGCGGGCCGCGTTGCCGTTCGGCAGGGTGTCGGGGTCGGGGAGGAGGGACGGGTCGAGGAAGATCGCGCCGATGGCCGCTGCAAGGCGCTGGGAGAGGCTTTGGGTGGCCTCGGGCGGTGCCGGGCGGTGGAAGATGGTACCGGGGCCCGCCGCCGCTTGCAGGGCCGCGTAAAGGGCAGCTAGGCTGCCGCTGTCGCCGGACCCTTCGGTTGGCCGAAGGCGATCTTGCGACGGGGCGGCCGATAGATCCAATCCGAGGGCCGCCCCCAGTCTCTGCCCGACCAGTGCCACCTGCTGCCGGTCGATGACGCCGACCTCGGCCGCCGGATCCTGCTGCAGGATCCACGACCGCAGCTGGGCGGTGCGGTAGGTCTGGCAGTGGCCATGGAGACAGACAAAGGCGCCCGGGTTGCCCGGCATGTAGTCCGTGCCGTGGTCGACCTCGCCGCTGTGCTGGGCCTCCTGTGGGCAGCGCACCGGGTACCAGCCCCGGGCGTTGGGGCCGCCCAGCACGTGACCGTGCGCCTGCAGCCATTCGAAGACCGGGTCGACCTCGCCCTCGGCCAGCGGCTGAAGCGCACCCTGCGCCGCCGTATCGGTCGGCACGACGTCGAAGCCGACGCAGAGCTCCGACAGGGTGTAGTCGACCCCGGGGCTCCACTCGACGATCCGCGACACGAAGGGCGGGTCGTACTTGTCGTTCAGGGAGCCCGGCACGCGCATGATGCGATCGGCCCGCTTCGACCCCTTGTCGGTGTAGCCCGCCGCCGCCAGCGCCTCGATCACCGCCGCCGCGCGCGCCGGGTCGATGCCGTCGGCGAGCACGTAGCCGTACTGGAAATTCCCGGCCGAGCTTTCGAGGATATAAGAGGGTTTTAACCGGATTGTTTCCCGTGGAACCTTGGTGCCCACATCGTCGAGCACGATCACGTAGGTGAGCACGAGATCCTCGGTCTGGCGGCCGAGCACGCGCGAGCGCTTCACGTCGCGCACCGTCGAGATGCAGAAGTAGGTCACGCCCTCGGGCGGGTCGATGCCGGGCGACCAGCGCCGCGAGTTATAGCCGTCGGCCTTGGTCGCCGTGACGGGGACGCCGTTGCAATCGGCGAAGATGTGCGCTAGGAAATCTGCGGCTTTCAATTTGTAGTCTCCGACTGCGGGTTGGGCCACTGCCTGTGGTGGGCGGAAGTAGGACGGCCCGCACTCGCGAGAGGGCGGGCCGTTTTGCTATCTAGGCGCATCTCCAGCGCACGGTCAATTACCTCGCAACCGATCGGCGCCGACGGCGTTGCGCGAGCTGAACGCAGTGCTTGCACGTCGTCGGCTCGAGCTCGAGCATCATGCGTTTCTCGAGCGGCCCCTCCTCGTGCATGCGCGTGAGCAGCGACAGGGCGAACAGCGCCTTGCTCTCCGTCTGGATGTGGCGGCGCCCATCGCGCATGACCATCGTGCCGATCGCGCCGCAGCGCGTCGTGCCGCTGTAACCGTTGCCGATCTTGACGCCGTCGTCGGTGAGCTCGTGAATGATCATCTGGTGATATCCTGCGCGGCACTCCAATAGACGCGCGGCATCTCTTGCAAACATTCGTACGAAATAATCGGTGATCGATGCACATGCTTCTGCAGCTCCGACCATATGGTCGAATGTATGTAGAGCTTGTCGCCAATCTTCCAGCACGCAGGCTTCATGCGCACCTCGCCGCCGAAGCGCTTCACCAGCTTCTTGTGGATCCGCCTGCTGCGATGCCGTGACGGCGGGAACAAGAACTCGCTGGTGCTGGCGAGCACCTTATCGTCGATGACGATTTGCATGCCGTTGTAGTTCAGCATTTTACTTGTGCCTTTCCACTACCGCGCGCGCCGCCGTCACGCGACGCATCCGGCGGCGCCAGTCATTCGCCTCGCTCAACTCATTGTTGGCGCGCGCGAACAACCGCTCGGCTTCGCGTTCCGCGCCGCGCGCCAGCTGCGCGAGACACCGAAGGCACGTGATGTGCTCAGGTGCCAGCGTCGTTTCCGGCTCTCGCGTCGAGCAACATATCGGCCGACCGTTCGACATACCCCAGCCGCAGTGGATTACCTTGCTCATGACACCTCCGAGGGCGACGAAAAAGTGAGCGACACCTTGCCGTGTGTCTTCGCGCGCTCGACCAGTTCGTCGTAAACCTTCTTGGCCTCGGCGCTATCGGCGAACGGCAGCTCGATGCGCACGATATTGACGAGCTGCGCGATCGCGACTGTCTTGGCAACGCCGATATGTTCCATATTGTCGTTGGCTGACATCGCTAGTTGCTCCTCTCCAACACCGCACGTGCCGCGACCTTGAAGCCCATGCGCAACCCGATCAGGAAGCCCGCGCAGAAGAACGCGCAGAACAGGAAGACCTGAATGAAATACTCGCTCATGACAGCATCGCATGCCACGTGCGCAGCATCTCTACCTTGCGGTCGCAGCGTATGCGCATGCGATTTTGATCGAGCCTGAAGTGCTCGGTCACGAGAGCAATGTTGGCGAGGACGTCGGCAAACGCGTCCTCGAGCCACTCTTTGTTCGGCTTGCCGGTGACGGGTTCCTTCTCGTCGATACCCTGTATCAGGCACCGGCTGGCGGCGGCCACGGCTTCACCGAGTTCCTCGAGCAGCTTGCCGATGTGCTTTTTGTCGATCGCCGATGTCATCGGCATCCACGGGTTCATTGGGCGGCGGTCGTCGGCGTTCATGGTGTTCTCCTCGGTGATGTCTGCTTGATCTCGACGCAGGTGTACTGCGTACGCGACACGATCATCGACCACAGGTGCCGCGTCGCGTCGCCGACGTCGATGCAGGCCTGCTGCGTCGGCAGGCGCACGACGCTCACCGAGGGCGCGCCGTTGTAGCCGCCGATCAGGATGACGATTAAGACCCACTCGCTCATGACTTCTGCGCCGCGTAATGTGCAAGCGCCTCCTCGATCAGCGCGTCGAGCGCGGCCCAGTCGCCATAAGTCACGCGCACCCGATGCAAGGTGCGGTGCCCGCGCTTGTCCTTCCACACCTTGCCCATGCCCGTCAGCTCGACCGCCGTGCGCCAGACGAAGCAGTTGATGATCTTGCCTTGCCGCTTGGCATCGACGTAGTTCTGCAGCACCTGCTGCGCGAGATCCATCTGGCGGCAGGCCTCGTTCATCGCAAGCAGCGTCGGTGCCGTCGTCGCGAGTATGTGCGGCCCTTCGAAGGCCGGGCGTGTGATGATCGTGCTCATGGTTTTCCTTTCTTCACGCGATCGATGATGCGACGGCACGACTTGCACGTGACCGCGTCCTTGGTTGGTGCCAGCAGCAGTCCAAATGGTGGTGCAGCTGATGCGGCATCAAAGATGCGCCAATACACGCCGCAAAGCGTGCGACCTTCGGCGCCAATGTCTGCGCCACGTTGGTGTTTGACCGTCGCGCTCACGCATTCCTCCGGTCGAGCAGGTTGACGATCTCGATCGCGCGGTCGAGGTAGAAGTGGATCGACATGCGCCGGCGCACGCGGTCACCGAGCTTGCTGGCGAGCCCGGCTAGGCCGATCGCGCAATCGACACGGTTCTGGCCGTCGAGTGCCCTGTAGCCCTTCTCCCGGCGGCAGCGCGCGGCATGCGCGAGCAGGCGTCCACGCACGTGCGCGATCGTGGTCGCGTGCCGCACGTTGAACTCGAGGTTGCTGGCCCGCTGCCGGGCGGCGAGCTGGGGTGTGTTACGTCGAGGCATGTTGTCCCTTCTTCCTTTCGAAATCGATCTGGATCTCGATCATGCGAGCAGGGCGGCGCGGGCACGTTCGATCATCCAGTCGTAAGCGCCTTCAAAATCGCCGCCTAGTTGATCGTCAACGCCCATGTCGGCCGTCAATTCCTGTCTTGCTATCTCTTCCAACGCCTCCCGCTGTGCGAGGAAGGCGCGGGCGACGGTAAGCGCCGCATTTGAATGCACGTTCCATAAATGCATATCCATGACGGCCTCGTTTGCCATGCGCTCCGTTGTTTGAATCAACTTGTGCGCAGCTTCCACTGCATCAGATGCTTCTGTCATGGCTTCACCAATGCAGCGCGGGCGCGAAGGGCGGCGGCGCAGAGAGCGAGTGCGGGAGTTGATGCGGTCACGCGCACGGTGCGCTCGGAACCGAACACAACGCCGTCAGCAGTGTCGATGCTTTTCTTGCCCGCGATGTACCCATTTCCGTTTGGCACCAGCGTCACGGCGGCGTCGAGGCTGGATGTGTAATCTTCCCAATTGGCGGAAGGCTCGGCGGGGAATAGCGCTTTCCAAATGGCCGAATCCAAATCAGCGCCCGGCTCCTCCCGCTCGCAGCGTTCCGCAAGCGCCAGATACTCTTCCTTGGTCGTCATCACATGTTCCTCTTCAGGCCGATCTTCTCGGCGTAGTTGCTGTAGACCATCAGCTCGACGAAGGACGGCACGGCATGCACGACGCGGCGCATCTCCTCGGTCAGGTGCGTCGCCACGGCAGGCAGCGGCAGCTTGCTCTCGGCGGCCAGCATGCGGCCGTAGGAGTAGAACAGGTCGCGATCGACCAGCGCCTGATCGCGCGGGATCCCGAGCGCGTGCTCGACCCAGCCCTGCCGGAACAGCGGGTCGTTGAACATCACGTACCAGTCGTTGCCGATGACGACGGTCATACGGCGCGCCGCACAGTCGCGTTGAGAAGCATGTCGAAAGCTCTGGCTGCGGGCATACCCTGCACGACTACTATGTTAGTGAGTGAGTGTATCTGGGCTGCCGTTCGCGGAGTGCTGAATTGTTTGACCTCTATGAAGAGATCCAATTCACGCACGTAGAAATCAGGGCGACAACCGTTCGGCGCGACTATTTCGCGATCAAAAGTAAAGCCGCGCGCGCTCAGTGCTGCGGCTACCAAAATTTCGACGGGATCATTACGTGTAGACATTTAAGTTTCCCAAAAATTCGAGACGCCGATCGCGGGAGCTTCCCGGCACCGACGACCAGCGTCTCTCGGCGTCAGCCTTGCGGCGCGCCAATCTCGAATACGTAAACCGGCTCGCCGTCGGCCCGAATGAAATGATCGATGCCGAGCAGCCTGAACGGCTCGTCGGGGGCCGTGTCGAAGGTCTCCCCGCAAGGCACCGCCAGCACGCGATGATGTTCGTACGTCGGCGCGATACCGGCCGGGCGCCGGTAGACCACGACGATGTCACGGCCATTGCCATGAGCGCCGACCAGCGTCGAGCCCAGTGGCAACGCGATAAGTTGCGCGCCCGTTCCGATCAGTTTTTGCTCGATCACGTACATTCAATTCTCCTCAGTCGAAGGAAGAAGACCGGGCTACCTCGCGGCAGCCCGGCCGGTGACGATCAGGCGACGACCAGCTCGTTGGCGACGCCCCAGAGCTTGCGGTTGAAGTCGCTGTCGACCTTCAGCGCCTTGATCGGGCGCAGCGAGCGCCACTTGCCCATCTTGTTCTGGGCAGCGATGCCGCCGTGGGTCAGGTTCTCCTGCACCACGTTGTAGGTCTTCCAGAGATCCATGCCGACATCGGCCTCGCGCGGCGCCACCAGCAGATTGGCGGGATCGACCGCGAGCGCGGTGCCCCGGAGCTCGAGCGCACGCTCGGCGAACTGCAGGCGCTGGGCGTTGGTGAGCTGGATCTTGCTCCAGCGCTCGACGTTGTCGATCATCTCGCCGAAGCGGTCAGACACGGCGGCGATGCCGTCGAGCACCTGCTCCATGCCCATCTTGTAGTGCACGGCCTTGAAGCCGAACGAGTGGTCGGCCCAGTACATGCCGTTGTGGCAGAGCGAGCGCAGCATGCCCGCCAGTGCCGTGGCCGAGGTCGACTTGTCGTGGCTGTTCAGCAGCACGATCTGGGGCGTGACGCCGCCGAGGTCGCCGGTCTGGCGGCCGTAGACGTCGTCGGCCTTGCGCATGCGCACCTCGTGCATGGCGTAGAGCTGGCCGCTGGCCGCGCGCTTCTTGCCCTCGCGGACCTGCGTCACGACCATCCCGCGATCGCGCAGGTGCTCGATGATCGGGTAGGTCGGCAGGTAGCTGTAGGTTTCCTTGCAGACCGGGCTGGCATGGTCGGCGAACACCGACGGGGCGAGGCGGCGGATCTGGTCGTCGGAGAGAACGGTATCGAGGATGGACATTGAGAAGCTCCTAGTGGTGGTTGTCAGGTTCCAGCGGGTGCTGGTGTCTGGCGCCCCGCGAACAGGGCGCCAGTCAGCAGGATCCGTTACTCGGTCTCGGTGATCGTCACCGTGACGCCGTTATCGCGCAGGACCGCCGCGCGGGTGTGGGCGAGCAGCCATTCGGATGCCGGGTAGCGACGGCGAAACTTGGCTCCGTTGATGGTGTAGCGAAGAACGATCATGGGAAGCTCCTAGTGGTGCGCGGCAGGATTGCCGCAAGGCGTTAGTGACACACCTAACTCAGGCCCGCAAGGGGTTTCTGTGGATTATTTTCCACCCCGACGAATGCGCTCGAGCTCGCTCGCCGTGTCGGGGATCTGTTGTCCCGTCTGCTCGGCAAAGCGCGTCTCGCCGTTCTTGATGATGTCTTCGAGGTGGATCGCCATCTCGTCGACCGTGCCGTTCTGCGCAAGCGGCGTGCCGAGCAGGGTAATGGGCTCGAAACCGTCGAAGAGCTGGCCGTACGTGTCGTTCAGCTCGTTGACGCGCACTGCCAGCGCCTCGAGCTCCTCGCGGCTTTCCGAGGCGAAGGACACGTTCTCCGCGAAGTGCATCGGCCCGTCCTGTTTGACCACGACGGCGAGGTGGATGACGAAAATTTCCTTCATGGCAGCCACACGTTGTTGGCGTCGTGGCTCTGGCCATGACAGTGCCGGGTCTCGTGCTCGCGCACGTCGGCATGGATGCGCGGCGTCACGATGAACAGCGGCAGGCCGTCATGCCTGCGGCCGACGTCGCCGACGCGGACTTGGTACACGATGCAGACGTTGTAGACGTTCAGCACGAAGCCGTTGGTGATCGACTTCGGCTGGACCGGTTCGCCGCCATAGATCCACTTGGCGTTCGCGGTCCGGGCCATCTCGAACGTGTCGGCATCGAGGTCGAGGTAGATGATCGTGACGCCGGGCAGCGGCGGGCGGGCAGGTGCGCCGCGTTCGCCCCAGCCGCCGCGCAGGTCGGCGTAGACGCTGTCGGAGGCGGCCGTCATGGCAGCGGGCTGCAGGTGATAGGCGCGGCGCAACAGGTCGCCCTGTGCCTCGTTGAGGCGCTCGGGGCTGGGCGCGCAGGCCGCTACGGAAACCGTAGCGGCCATCAGGGCGAGGAGGTGGCGCATCAGGTCGGCTCCCATTCGATGTTGAAGCGCTCGACGGCAAATGCCGCCGAGCTCACGAGATCCCGCACGCCGTGCGGGTTTTGGTCGGTGCCCGCAAGGCGATGCTTGGTCAGCACCATGTCGGCGGTCACGAGCGCGTCGCGCATCTGGAAGAACAGCGCCAGATCGATTTCGATCTTCTTGGCCATGTGTCACTTCATTTCGTTGAAGTAATAGTTGATCAGCTCGATCTCGGCCCGCAGGCTGGCGATCACGCGATCAGCGGGGCAGGTCTTGGGTGGGCCGCCTTCAATACCGCGACCAAAAACACCCTTGAGCATGCCGTGCAGGGCCGTCTCCAACTGCTGGAGACGGATGACTTTGTTGTTGTTGTTGAACTCTTCCATCGTTCAGGCCGCGATCGCGAGCTTCTTGGCGGTGATGCGAAGCGTCACGACCTCGGTTTCGGTGGTGTGTGCCACCATGAACTGGGGCGTCAGCTTGGCACGGACAGCGTCCATGTCGAGCTGGCTGCGCGTGCCGATCGACACGTTGGCGTCGTACATGACGCCCTCGTAGTTGCCAGCGCCGCGTGCCTTGAGCTCGTCCTGCAGCTTCTTCAGCTGCTTTTCCAACGGGGCGATCTGGGCCTTGAGGGCGCCGATACGGTCTACGATGTTGGTCATGGGAAACTCCTCTGTGGTGGTTGTCCAGCGGGTGCTGGTGTCTGGCGCCCCCGTGAGGGCGTCAGTCAGCAGGATCCACTTACCAGCGGTCGAGATCCTTTCGGTCCTTGAGGACGATGCCGTCGCGGGCAACGATCTTCTCGCCAGCGTTGCAGAGGTTGTCGCCGAGGCGGGTGTCGCCGCCGCCGATGGTGTTGCCGCCTTCGCCGATGACCCGGTTGCGGTAGATCGCCTTGAGGCAGGCCAGTTCGCCGTGCTGGGTGATGGTGCGGAGGTTGGCGGGGGTGAACTTGACGGCCATGGGAAGCTCCTTGAAGTCCGGCGGTATTGCCGTAGGAGGGTTTTGCCGTAGCGGCCCACCTAAGTCAATAAGGGTCTGTGGATTATTTTTCGGGGTTCCGGCCCCGGTGGTTCAGCCCGGCGCCGAGGACGGCCGCGCGGATCTTGCCCCGGGCCCGCTTGCTGCGGCTGGGCTTCCTGATGTCGTACTTCGCCGGGATCGGGTACAGCCGCGACAAGTGCTCACGTTGGCGGCGCTGACGCTTGTTCATGTCTTCACCTCGAATGACAGGCAGCCGCTTGGCGTCATCTGCCATGCGGTCAAGAAGATCGCGACGACTTCCATGTCTTCGGCCCGGCGATGCGGGATTTTTGTGACGTTCAGGTACTCGTGATCGTCCGGCCCCTCGAGCGTGTGCACGCGGCTGAAGTGCTGCGTGATGCTGCCCTTCAGCCAGTAGTTCAACACGCGCTGGGCGACGTGGCGCTTGGTGAACAGGCGCGGCGGCACCTTGGCCAGCGGCTGCGGCTCGTCGTGCGTGTAGCCACCCCGGCCCTTGCGCGAGCTGTAGCTCGGCATGAAGTGCCCGGTTGAGATCTGGCGAATGGCGAAGAAGACGGTGCTCACGACACGCGCTCCCGGCGACGCACGAGGCGATCGATCTTCTGCTTGGCCTCCATGATCCCCTCGACGGTGCCGGGAAGCCCGTCGATCGGGTAGGTACCGTCCGGCGCGAGCACGGCGATCTCGCCATGGTCGAGCAGGCTGTTGCTGATGCTGAGCACGTAGCCCTTGTAGGGGATCTGGCAGGCGCCCCGGATCGCGGCGCCCTGATGGTAGATCTTCATGACATCTCCTGTTCGTTGAGGCGCCGGACCTCGGTCATGGCGGCCGGGAGGTCGGCGTGACGGGACACTTCTTCCGCGTACCGCGTGGGCGGCCCCGCGATCTCGGTCGCCAGAGCCTTCATGACCCTGACGCCCGGCTGGATCTCGCCGTCGTGGTTCCGGTTGAGGCGGGCGAAGTAGTAGCTCATGCGAGCCTCCCACCCTTGAGCGTGATCAGGCCTTCGTCGTGCAGGGCCTGCGCCATGTGCAGCCAGTTGGTATGCGGGACGCCATCCTCGTGCACGATCTCCTTGTTGGCGATCGCGTCGGCGTACCAGCTCTTGATCACCGTGCAGGGCACGCGGCGCCGTTCGGGGTAAAGGATGTCGACGCCGAAATCGGTGGTAGCGGTCATGTCAAAAATTCCAGCACTTGGCGTTGATGCGGGCGAGCTCGTCGCGGACGTGCCGAACGACTTCTTCGGTCGAGTAGCCGAGCAGGCTGTTGGCGTAGATAGACCTGATCTCGTCGCCCGCGTAGGGCGTGCCGGGCAGGCCGACGAAGTAGTAGTAGCCGTTGCCCCGGACGATCTCGACCTCGAGACCGGCCGCCTTGAGGGCCTTGTTCACCTTGGCGGGGGCAGTGCGGGGCATCTCAGCCTCCCACCTTGACGGCCTCAAGGATCCGCACGTCTTCGTGGTTGTGGACGCGATAGGTGTTGGCGAGCTTCTCGGCGAGATCGCGGCGCGAGCACCAGCCCACGTTATGATACCGGAGATCTGCGCCACCCGCGACGCGGGCAGCGTACCGCTTTTCGGCGTTTGCAATCGCCTCGGCCAGCTCGCCCTCGCGCGTGTGCGTCTGCATCCATTCGATGGAAAAGGCCTGCCAGCCCGCAAGTGCCTTCTCGCCGCGCCACTGCTCGCTCTTCGGGAAGATGCCCTTGGCCTCGTTCTCGATGCGATCCCAGCTCGCGTCATTCTGCTGCTTGATCTTGGCCGCGTCGGGGCGAGCCCGTTCCAGCATCGCGGCGCCCGACAGGACGACGACGGTGAAGGCGTAGCTGCGGTTCTGGCTGGTACGCTTGTGGACGGTACCCTGCGGGTCGATGGCGGTGAACTTGTTCGGCATGGGAAGCTCCTGTGAGGTGTTGACAAGGCGGTTATGAGTTAGTGTCCCACCTAAGTCAACACCTTCCTGTGGATTATTTTATTGCTTCTTGCCGACGATCGTATCGAGATCGTTGTCGTACGCGTTGTTCGGCGAGATGAAGAACAGGTTGAAGCCGATCTCCCTCGGATCGGCCGGGGCCCCGGCGCCCGTGTGCAGCGTCACGATCGCCATGGGCACCTTGACGTGCGGGCCCCGGAACATGATGCACTCGATGTCGGGGTACTGCTCGCGCATCGCGCTGACCGGCGCGCCGTTCTTGCGAGCCTGCCAGACGGTCTCGATGACGACGCCCGCGTCACGCAGCTGCTGGAGGAAGTTCTGGTAGCGCTCGCAGCGATCGAACGAGTAGACAGGCTTTGACTTCGGCATGGGAAACTCCTTCAGGTTGTCTAGCGGGTGCTGGTGTCTGGCGCCCCGCGAACAGGGCACCAGTCAGCAGGATCCGCTACGCAGGCCGGATCATGGAGGTGTCGAAGGCCTGTTCAGCGTAGTCGGTGCCCGCCTCCTTGATGAGGCAGCGGAAGCCGCCGAACAGGTCGGTGATCTCCCACACGGTGTCCGAGACGGTCTTGCCGCCCGCGTGGAGGATACGGACCTTGTCGCCGACCGCGTACTTGGCGGGTTGTTTCTTTGCCTTGATAGCCATTGGGAAGCTCCTTCAATCAGCGACGATGTTGTCGCAGGAGCTTTATGAGTTAGTGGCCCACCTAAGTCAACCCGGCTTGTGGAAAAATCCGGGTAATTTTATTGCGTTCTAGCGCCTAAGTGCCGCCCAGAGCCCGTCCTGCACGCGGGTCTTGTCATGCGCCCGGCGGCGCACGGCGACGTCGACCGTATCTAGTGCAATCGGCTCGTAGGAGTAGACGGCAGCACCAGCCTGCCCTCTTCGTACCAATCGGCCAATGAGCTGATCGTAGAGCTCCAAGTCGTCGGGAAGCTGCCACCACGCAACGGTGTTTCCGCCAGCTTGCAGATTAAGTCCATGTCCTGCTGAAGCTGGATGCAGGCCGAGCACTGGCACTCGACCCGCGTTCCAGTCATCAATAGTTCTTTCATCATCTCTGGATCCTCCCCCGATGTATCGCAGGCCCGGCCACGTGCGCTGCATCATGGCGAGCTGCTCGATGAATTCGTACGCGATGATGATCGGCTCGCCCTGCATCTCATCGACGATGTCCTTCAGGATCTCGAGACGGTATGGATCGAAGTTCGCCGCCGTGTGGTCGCTGCGGTAGACGAAGCCCGACGCGATCTGGCGCAGCTTGCCGCGCAGCACGGCGGCCGAGCCCGCGACCACCAGCTCCTCGTCGCTGAGCAGGCTCGTGGCGCGCATCTCGTCGTAGATCCGGCGCAGCGATCGCGGCAGCTCGATTTCCATCGGCGGCCGCACGATCGGCGGCAACTCGACGGCGTCGCCCTCGAGCACGTAGGTGTAGGGCTTGATCAGCGCCGCGAGTTTTTCTTCCGTGTCGCCGAAGGGCGCCCAGTTCCGCTGCTCGTAGTCAGTCGGATAGAAGTACTGTCGCAGCCACTTGTCGTGATTTCTCCCGACAAGATGTCCAAGCCCAACGGCGTGAGCCATTCCGTATATGCTGCCGAGCCCGTTCGGTGCAGGAGTACCTGTGCCGCCCGAACGCCAGATGAACTTTCCTCGGCGCGCCGCCTTCTGTCGCTTTCCCGTAGGGTTTCGTAGCTTGCTGAGTTCGTCGAAGACGAGCGCATCGCAGCCATGGGTGTCGTCTTCAAGGAGTTTCTCCATGATGTCGTAGTTCGCGATGAGGCAGTTGGTGTCGGCCTCGACGGCGGCGCGTTGTCGGTTCTTCGTCATCTCGCCCGTGCAGAGCGACATGGTGAGCGGGATCTCCCACTTCGCGCATTCCTGCCGCCAGACATTGTTGGCGACGCGCAGCGGCGGCACGATCATGGCGCGCTTGATCACTTTGGCCTCGATGAGATCCTGCAACGTCATCAGGTAGGTCAGTGTCTTGCCGGTGCCCATGCGGGCGAACATCATCGAGGCGTTGCGCTCGAACATGAAGCCGCTCGCATCGATCTGGTAGTTGGCCGGTTTCATAGTCCAAGCACCGCCTTGAAGTCTTCATAGGTGTAGATCACGTAGGCCTTGTGCCCTCGCTCTTTCAGCCATTTCTGCCAGTATTCCTGCAACGGCTGGAACGGCCGCCCGGTGATCTTGAATTCGACAAAGGCAACGAACCCCGGCAGGAGCACGATGCGATCGGGCACGCCCTTGTTGCCGGGGCTGCGCCACTTGAACAGTTTACCGCCCATGCTCTCGACGAGCAGGCGGCAGCGTTCTTCCAATTTGTTTTCACGAGCCATTCGCTGATGTTGACACACCTAGTGGGCCGATGCTAGAGGGCTTTTGCGGCGGCGTGGAAGGACACGCAGGTAGCGACATCGGGTGACGTTAAAACTCAGGCGCCGTAGTTGGCGCCGACGTTCGATCCCACGCAACTACGTGGGGGCGTGAGACTACCCGGCAGCCGGTATCAAGCCCGGCCCGCATAGTTTTTGGAGGATGATTTGTCTGCACGACAGCCGCGACGCAATCCCAAGACCCGCATTCATCTCCACGTCGAGGAGAAGAAGCTGAAGGTGATCGACCGTGCCGCCGAGGCGCTGGGTCTCAGCCGCGCCTATTACATCGGCACCGTGGCGTTCGCGGCGGCCGAGAGCGAGCTCGCCGAGCAGGCCAAGAAGAAGAGCAAGTAGCATGACGCAGGCATACCCCCTCAAATGGCCGGATGGCTGGCCACGCGCGAAAAGCCGCAAGGGCTACAGCGCGTTTCAGGTCTCGCCCGAGACGGTGATGCGCTCGCTCTGGGACAATCTGCGCAAGCTGCGCGCCACCGGCATCGTAGTTAGCTCGAACTGCAAGCTGCGCGCCGACGGGCTGCCTTACGCCGAGGATCTCAAGTATACCGGCCACAAGGATCCCGGTGTTGCGGTGTATTTCCAGTTTCTCGGCAAGCCGATGGTCATGGCGCAGGACGCCTACAATGCACCTTTCGCCAACATGCGCTCGTTGGCGCTGGCGATCGACGCGATGCACGCGATCGAGCGGCACGGCGGCGGCCACATGATGCAGCGCTCGTTCGACGGCTTTGCGGCGCTACCGCCGCCGGGCGGTACCACAGGCTTTCAGAAGAAGCCGTGGCGTGTCGTGCTCGACATGCCGATCGAGGCCTACGGGCCATTGCCCGACGACGCGCAGGCAGCTGTTGCCGAGACGCGCTACAAGAAACTGGCGCGCGAGCGCCACCCGGATACGCCGGGTGGCTCGGCCGACGCCATGGCCGAGCTCAATCTCGCGATCGAGGACGCCCGGCAGGATCTTCACCAGTAGCTGAGCCAGACCACCACAGGAGAAACCAATGGCCGAGAAACATGTCGAACGCGGCGGGTCCAACGCCCATCTCTGGATCAACTGCGCGGGCTACATCCAACTCGCCCGGCAGGTGCCGCGCAGGCCGGTAGGGCTCGCGGCGATCGAGGGCACCGCGCAGCACACCTGCATGGAGATGATGCTCAAGGATCCCGACCTCGCACCGTCGTCGTTCCTCGGCACCACGGTGTCCAGCGTCGTCATTACGAAGGAGCACGTGAACGCGTTGCAGATCGCGCTCGACGCCTACATGGACATCGTCGAGACGTTTCCCGAGGACGCGACGCTGTTCTCCGAGAAGTTTGTCGGCCTGCGCGGCCCCGACGACGACGAGAAGGGTGGCACGATGGACGCGGGCATCGTGCACGGCAAGCGCGGTGCCATGATCGACTTCAAGTTCGGCCAGATGGAGGTCGACAGTTCGGGCGAGCAGAACCTGTTCTACGGCGTCTGCGCGCGCAAGAGCATCCCCGAGTTTGCACAGGTCGAGGAGTTCGAGAGTTACATCATTCAGCCCGCCTACGATCCGGCGATCGACAAGACCATCTACCCGGCGATGACACTCGACCGGTTCGAGCAGACCGTGCACACGGCGATCAAGCTCGGCGATGCGCCGAACCCTGCTTTCGTCGAAGGCGACTGGTGCGGCAAGTTTTGCCACGCCAAGCTCGCCTGCCCGGCCAAGCTGCAGCGCCTGTCGACGCTCACGGCGCCGAACCACATCCTCGATCTCGAGGATCTCGGCAAGATGGTCGCCAAGCTGCAGGAATGGGACAAGTGGCGCGAGGAGGCCGAGGAGCGGATCCAGCATGAGCTGGAGCACGGCGTCACCGTGCCGGGCTGGAAGCTCGTGGCCAAGCGCGCGATCCGCAAGTGGATCGACGAGGCCGCCGCGATCGCGCGGTTCAAGGCGAAGAAGATCAAGGAGAGCGATTACATCGTCACCAAGCTGATCTCGCCAGCAGGCGCCGAGAAGCTCCTGTCGAAGGCCGAGATCGCTGAACTTGCCAACCCGGTCTCGTCGGGCAACACTATCGCCCCGGCCGCTGACAAGCGACCGGCAGTGCTGCCCCCGGCGGCACTGGGTCAGGCGCTCAAGCGTCTGGCGTAAGAGGAAAGGGTAAGAGGTAAAGAGGAAACAGGCACGAGCTACGACGAAGACGTAACAGCAATCATCAAGAGGTACATAGAAATGTCGAACGAAAATTCCGTGGTAGCGTTCAAGACCGCCGGGCTTCCGTCAGCTGACGTTGGCCAGTTCCGCAAGGCGCTGGCCAACGCTTCGCAGACCATTCAGGTGGCGGGCGGCAATGCCTTCCTCCGCATGGACAAGCGCGACGGCGCGTGGGTCTACGGCGCCAAGGACACCGAGGTCGAGGAAGGCTCGCTCTGGGCCGTCAACCCGCTCTCGCTGAAGGTGGGCTTCGTCTGCTGGAACCCGAAGGGCGGTGCGCCGCTCGGCAAGCAGATGGTGTCGATCTTCCAGACGCCGATCAACATCGCCGATCTGCCGAACTTCGGCGCCAAGTGGGACGACAACATCTCGCTCGAGATGATGTGCACCAACGGCGAGGACAAGGGCATCACGGTCGAGTACACCGCCAACAGCTACGGCGGCAAGAAGGCCTTCAGCGACCTCGTCGCCGCGCTGCAGCGGCAGCTCGACACGGATCCCAAGCACATCGTGCCGGTGATCGCGCTGACCTACGACAGCTACCAGCACGCCACCTACGGCCTGACCTACAACCCGATCTTCGACATCAAGTCGTGGATCGCGATGGACGCGCCGTCGCCTGCCGCTGCCGAAACGACGAAGACCGCCGAGCAGCCTGCGGCGACGGCACCGCCCGCCCAGCCGCCCGTTGCGGAGACGGCCGAAGCGCCGCGCCGGGGCCGTGGCCGTGGGCCCGTCACCGACGTGGCGCCCGAGCAGCCTGCCCCCGCGACGCAGGCCGCCCAGCAGCCCGCTGCGGCCGCCGCCGCCGACCCGACGGTGCGTCGTCGCCGCCGCGCGGCCGCCTGACCCGAGATCTCACGCTGCCCCTGTCGGCGTGAGTGTGTAGCGTACCCGCCAGCGGCTCCTCTCCCCCGGCCGCTGGCGGCCCTACTGCGAGAGCATCCACCACATGCGCATTTGTAACTGGGACGTTGAAAGCTCGGCCACCGTCGACCTGACCGTCGTCGGTGCCTACGTCTACTGGGCACACCCGGATACCGAGCTGCTCTGCGTCAACTACACGTTCGACAAGGGCAAGACGCCGATCAAGCGCTGGCGTGTCTGGCTGGGCGAGCCGATGCCGCAGGATCTCGCCGACGCACTCGACGATCCCGAGTGCCTATTCGAAGGGTGGAACGCGAATTTCGAGCGCCTTGCCTGCCGTCACGGATTGAAGCGCGAGATCCCCATCGAGCGTTTCCGCTGCACCATGGCCCGGGCGCGCGCGATGGCACTGCCGGGCAAGCTGGAGCTCTGCGCCAAGGCGCTACGCATGCCGGTGCAGAAGGCCGACAACAGCATCATGATGAAATGGTGCAAGCCGCTGCCGAACGGCGGCTGGGCCGACGACCCGGCCGAATACGAGATCCTGCTCGACTATTGCGATGTCGACGTGCTGACCGAGATCGGTATCGGCGACGTGATCCGTGACCTCACGCCCGAGGAATGGGCCGATTATCACCTGAACGAGAAGGTGAACGATCGCGGCATCCCGGTCGACGTCGAACTGGCGATCGCCGCGCAGCACTATGCGCGCGACGAGCTGGAAGACATCAAGGCGCGCCTCACGGTGCTGACCAAGGGCGAGGTGACGTCGCCGAAGCAGTTCCAGCGCATCAAGGCGTGGCTCACCAAGTGGTTGCCGCACGAGCTGCAGGAATACATGGAGCCCGACGCGACTACGGGAAAGGTGTCGTTCGATGGTCCTACTCGTGAAGAACTACTCGCCGAAGAAAACGCGGACATCTTGGTTGGCGACGTACGCGAGTTTGTTGAACTCGTGCACGACGGCGGCCGGGCCAGCACCGCTAAATTCGCTGCCATGCAGGCGCGAGCGGGTGTCGATGGGCGCGTTAGGGGGGCCTATGTCTTCAACGGTGCTGGTCAAACCGGCCGCTACTCCTCGACCGGACTACAAGTCCATAATTTTATCCGCGCCGGACTGGGGAACATCGAAAACGTCGTTGCTGGCGTTCTTAGCCGTGTGCCGAAGCAGCAGCTGATCGACATCGCCAGCTACAATCCTGACGGCACGTTCGTCTTCGACAAGTCGAAGGGCGGCGCGATCGACAAGCCCTACAACGTGCTCACGATCCTGTCGCGCCTGTTGCGGCCGTCGATCGTCGCCGAGGACGGCAAGAAGCTGGTCTGGGGCGACTGGTCGTCGATCGAGGCCGTCGTCAACCCGTGGCTGTCGAAGGAGAACAGCGCCAGCGAGCTGCTCGATTATTTCGCGGCGGGTAAGGATCTCTACCTGCGTCAGGCCGTCATGACCTACGGCCTGCAGAGCGAGGAGCAGGTCACGGCGGCGCAGCGGCAGGCAGGCGGCAAGGTGCCCGTGCTGTCGTTCGGTTTCGGCGGCGGCGCCGGGGCGTACCTGCGCATGGCGCGCGCCTACGGTGTCGCGGCCGACCACGAATTCGCGGACATGCAGAAGATCAAGTGGCGACAGTCGAACCCGTGGGCCGAGCGTTTCTGGCGCGGGCTCGAGCTTGCCGCCTACAACGCCGTGCGCAGCCCCGAGCAGGTGTTCCACGCCGGGCGCGTCGCCTACATGTGCGCGCAGTCGATCCTGTGGTGCCTGTTGCCGTCCGGCCGCATGCTCGCCTATCCGTTCCCCAAGGTCGAGACGGTCGACGGCCGCTTCGGCCCGCAGGACATGATCACCTGCATCAAGGGATCCTTCCACCCGAAGAAGGACAGCAACTACTGGCCGCGCATGAAGCTGTGGGGCGGGATCCAGTGCGAGAACGTCACGCAGGCCGAGGCTGCCTCGATCCTGCGCTGGGCCAACCGCGAGCTCGATACCAATGGCTGGCCCCTGATCGGCCACACGCACGACGAGCCGCTGCTGGAGGTCGACGAGGACGAGGACGAGGAGTGCAAGGCGGCGCTCTACGACATCATGACCCATCCGCCCGCATGGGCCGCAGGCTTGCCGCTGCGCGCCGAAGTGAATTCGGGCTACGTGTACGGCAAGTAACTGAGGAGAGTTAGATGCAGATCACCGATGAAGCGATGCGGGCTATTGTTGCAAAAGCAATCTTCGACAACATGTCGACCGAGATGAAGGAAGGCCTTTTGATAAAGGCCGTAGCCAATTTGATCGAGCCGCAGAAAAACAGCTACGGGCAGCCGCTGCCCAGTCATCTCCAACAGCAGTTCACGCACGCGACGGCCGTCATGTCGGCCAACATCGTGCAGGAGATGTTCGCAGCGGATCCGGCGATCAAGGAACGTCTCGCCAAGGTCGTCAGCGAGGCGCTCGGCAAGATGTTCGATGGCGAAGACAATTTGCGCAGGTTGTCCGACGCCATCGCTAGAGGCTTTCGTGAAAGCTTTGGTGACCGCTGACAAGATGCGCGAGACGCATTTCACGTGCGCACGTTGCGGCATTGACGTGCGCACGTACGTGTTCACATCCTACCGAACGAGGCCGCCGACGCTCATCGGCGGCGGCCCTTTCTGCAGCGAGTGCCAGTCGAAGGAGAGACCCATGGCCTACGGTATCAAGCTCGTACACCAGAACCCGCGTTTCAAGCATCACGACGACGCGCAGCCGCTCTGGTGGCAAGGTCCGATCGAAAAAGACGTGCGGTCCGACGAGTGGGATAGCCTCTTGCCGCGAACGCAAGAAGGACGTTTTCTCAGTGCTGAAGAGGCCCAGCGGCGTGCGATTGCGATGGCGCCGTACGTGTCGGCGGAAGTTGCGCCGCTGCCGTAGCGCACTCCGGGCTGCAGAACCCCTTGTCGGCGAGGTAGTAGAGCGGTGCCGACACCGACCATGTCCTGAGCGGCTTCTGCCACGTGCCGCTGTAGTAGTGGTGCACGTGCATCTCGCACGCCGCTCCGCAATGCGCGCAGAGCGGCGTGAGTGCCGTGGTCACCATTCGACCAAGGCCATGCCGCTCGCGCCTGCGCCGCCGCCCGAAGGGATCGCGGCGCCCGAGCCGCCGCCGCCGGGGAAAACGCCGCCGATCGCGGCGCCCACCGAGCCCGGCACACCCGGTGCCTGCGCCGTGCCGCCGCCGCTGCCCGCGTAAAGCTGGGAGCCCGACGGATCGGGGTACCCGCCCTGCGAACCGGGCGTGTTGATGTCGCCGCCAGATGCCGTGCCGCCGCCGCCGGGCGTGGTGCTCGCCGCGTCGCCGCCCGGCCCTGCCGAGGCCCCTGCATAGGTCGTGGCAGCGCCGTGGGCGCCCACGACGATCGTGACGGGCGTCCCGGCCGTGAGGCTGGCCCACGTGATGACCGTGCCGCCGCCGCCACCGCCTGCGCCGTTGCCGATGCCGATGCCGCCGCCCGTGGCGCCATTGCCGCCCGGCCCGACCAAGGTGAACTTGTGCAGGCCGGTGACGGTCGGCGTGAACGTGTAGGTGCCCGCCGAGCCGTAGACCTGCCGCCCGAGCGCGATCGCAGGCTGCACGGCGGCCGCCACGAAGGCGCAGGTGGCGAGCTGCGTCGAGGTGGTGCCCACGGTAGCCGTGGGGCCCGTCGGCGTGCCGGTCAGGGTCAGGTTGCTGATCGTGGGCCCGGTGCCGAGCACCACGGCGCCCGTGCCGGTCGACGTTGTCGTGCCCGTGCCGCCCATGGCCACCGCGAGCGGTGTCGTGAGGGCGAGCGCGGGCACCGTGAGGATCCCGGTGCCGGTGTTGAAGGTGAAGTTCGACTGTCCGGCGAACACACCGCCGTTGTTGAACTGCACGTTGCCGGTGGCACCGCCGGGCGACGTGCCGGGGGCGGCCGCCGTCGACTGGGTCGTGCCGTCGGGGAACTTGAAGCCGCCCGTCAAACTCTGGATCACGCCTGCGGCCGTGATGGCGTTGCCGCCCACCGACGTCGTGCCGACGCCGAGCTGCGAACCCGTGAGGTAGAGAGCGCCCGAGTTGATGTTGAGGCCATTGGGCGCGTTTACGGTAGTGCCCGCGAGCGTGACGATGCTGCCGCTGTTCAGGCCAAGATAGGTGTTGCCGAATATGTTCAGGCCGGTGACGCTGAGCGTGGTGCCGTCGAAGGTGAAACCCGCCGTACCCGCGAGGATGCCAGAGGAGTTGTACTGGACTTGCGTGTTGGATCCGCCCGCGACGGCGACCGGCGTGTTGGCCACGCGCATGCCGCTCGCCGAACCGTCGCAGGTGATGAGCACCG